ATTTTTTGAATGAGAGAAGACAAGCAGTAATCGTTCCCAGCCAGAGCCGCTAAACTTGCTGCGTGAATGTCAACGTAAGATTTGCCAGACTCAAATTCATCTTTAGCCCTACGGACAATCGCTTTTGCATAACGCGAAGCCAATCGGTCGTCTTGTCTTGTCTTTGCGTCTGCATCAAGAATGTTTACAATGTCTTTACCAATCTCAACTTGCAATTCATCGTTTTTCATAATAATACTCCATTGTGTTAGCCCCTAAATAGGTTCTATGTGTCGCGCTTAAAGCGCCTACGTTAGATTGTCAAGGATCAGAGCCGAAACCCCAGCTAAGTGCTCTATTTGAGCACTATCATTGCTGGGGCTATGTTATCGGTGTATGTGAAGTTAGGCGTGTTAGTGTGCAATCCTGACTAATACCATGCAAAATTTCTCTAATCTTTGCACGACCCAACGAGTGCGAGGATTTTCGCAGGACTAATACAGATTGTGTATTGTCGTAATTGCCCTATGCCTATACTATGTAAAAACGTTACTGTCAGCTCGACAATGAAGAATAGAGAATGAGCCGAAACGAGAGAAGTATAGTGGAGAATGAAGTAAACATGGGGGGAAGTACAGTTGAGAATGAGCCGTAATAGGGGGGAAGTATAGTTGAGAGGGAAGCAAACATGGGGGGAATTGGTGTTACTTGGCGAATCTCAACTGATCGCCGTAAATCGTTGAAACTTATGAACTTGCGTGGTTTAGCCACAATGCAAATACCATTGTAGCAACTATCAAAACGTGAACACAAGCCCAGCAATTACAACGAATTGCGTCAGGCAATTTACACGTTGCCGAAGCCCAGCCATGCGGCGGCACGACCCCACCCCCGCATCACACGGCGACCTACGCGAAACCATAATATATCCCCTTCCACTACTATGGGCAAATTCCCACGAGTTTCCTACTATGTCCAAATTCCCACGAGTCCCCTACTAATAGCCTTTTCACGAGCTTCCACTGATGGTCCCCCTACCAAAAGTAGGTACCAGAAGTAGGTGTTGTACCTATGAAAGGGCAAACCCCGGGAAAATCGCTATTAGCGCTTCAAATTCGCACATTTGCCTTCCAAAAAAAATCTGTGGGGTAAACCCCGTGAGTCCCCTGCGAAATTTGAAAAATTTGGGGGTATAATTTCTGATGAGCTTCGAGGTAAAAGCTGCGAAATTTGAGCGCTGATAGCGTTTTTACGGGGGTTCTTACAACTGTTTTTTGTAGTTGTGGGAGTCTTCTAAAAGGAAGCGTTTTTCTTCTGGTGAGAGCTCGGTCATTTTGATCGACAGGCCGTTTCTATGCAGGACGTTGTAGCGGTATTCGGGCTTTATGTGTTTGAGGGCGGCGGCGGTCATTATAGTAGCCATGGAAAGGACGTCGATGGAGCGAAGGTGATGTTGTTTTGCCAGCTCGTCTGCCAGAAGGATAACGTCCAGGTGTAGGGGGATGTAGGATTTTTTTGGGTGTGGGGAGTAGGGGACGATATCGATGTCCTCGGGCGAGAAGATGGAAAGGGAGTAGCTGACGGCGTCCGAGAAGGAGAACTCGACGCGGTAGTAGCGGAACCACCAAAGTCTTATGTATTGGGCGGCTTTCTTGGCCGGCAGCGAAATTGGCTTATTATGGTAGAATTTGTTCACGCGCAAATATAAATATTTTTGAGGAAGCTAAAAAATAATTTGCATACGTTATATTATTGTTGTAGATTTGTACGTGAGATTGATCCGCGCAAAAATCGGCATGACGCAATTTATCGAAGCTTTCCGTAAGGGTCTGTTTCAGGAAGTAGTCGAATTTAAAAGACTCAGCGCTGTAAAAGATGAGACTTAAAAAGCACGAGCAAGCGTGGATGATCTTCGAAATCTTTAAGGATTTGGATTTGTTCAACGACATTAAAGGAGTCTTGTTTGACAAAAATGCGATTGACCTCGACGAAGGGTTCCGTCTATAAGATTTTTCATCTTTTTACTGATCTTGACATTTTGACCCGCGACCCGATGTTCGCACTTACGCAAAGCTGGGAACGATGAGACTGCAAGAAAGGATTCGTAGGCTTGACCTTCGTAAGACGTTTGGTGAGTTTGACCTATTCCAACGTTTAGATTTTGGGTTTGACCTTGATATTCATCCGATTGAAACACTACCTAAATAACTTCGCAACTGCAGCCGTGCCCAATCTTGCTTCGGGTCTCGGCCTTCGAACAACAGAATTCTATCACAATACATTTCATTTTGCCATGGACGACATTTCAGACTACATCACGAGCAGAAAGCCAAAAGATCCACCGAACGACCCTAAGGAGAAGTTTGGCGAGGATTTGGAGGACTAATGAAGATATCAAAGTTTGTGGCCGAGGTCGAGTACTTTGAGCGTTGTTGCAAAGGAAAGAAAGAGGAAGAACATCCTTATCTCTTCAAGCGCCTGGCCCTTGCTCGCGGCGCCCTATTAAAGGAACTGGATCGGCTGCAGGCCGAGTACGGTCCTTCGTGGGATCAGTTTGTCAAACACAAGAAATTAGAGAATGCTCGAACGCTCACCGGATCCTCCAATTGAAATCCCATGGACAAGGGAGAACTTCCCTCTGGGGTTCATGAACATCGGGGATAGGTTCATCGTGCAGCCTAAAAAACTCCCGACTCTGTACCGCGTCCTAAGGATTATTCACAAGGAAACTTTGCGTCACTATGTTGTTTTTACCTCCCGCGCCGGGGAGAAAATCTGTATGAGGGCAGAATGATCGTCAATATTCCTATAGAAGTCCCGGAGATCCGGCAGATAACTTATGAGGACGGCCAAAGATTCTACTGCGACCGCCAGATGAACTTCTACCCTTCGTGGACTACCTTTCTGGGAGCCGCCCTCCCGACAGATAAGTACTTGAAGAAGTGGCTCAAGAACAATACGGCGGAGTACATCGAAGATGTTCTTGATAGTACCAGCTTTTATGGTACCTGTTATCACGTTCTTGTAGAGTACTTCGACGAGAACGGGTTTATCCTGACCGAGACGGCCAAAAGAATGCTCTCGCAGAAGTTTAACGAAGACGAGAAGTTTGACCTTATCTGTAAGCACCTGGCCTCATGGGTGAAGTTCCGTCGCGAGCGGGACGTGACCGTCCTGGCCTCTGAAGTTCCTCTGGTCTCGAAGAAGTATAATCTGGCCGGGACTATCGATAAGGTAGTGGAAATGAAGTTCGGCACAAAAAAAGTCCGTGCCGTCATTGATATCAAGTCCGGAGAAAATTCTTATTTGCAGCACGCCCTTCAGGTCCACGGATACATGAGAATGTGGAACGAGTGTTACCCGGATTACCCTGTGACCCACTGTTTTAACTTCCATCCTAAGGATTGGAGAACGGAGCCGACCTACGAGCTTATTAACCAGACCACTCACGAAGGAGCTGAAGACCTGGAAGATTACATTGCTATCTACTCGAGAAAGAAAGTCCGCCCCCGCGGTAAGGTCATGTGGGCCTCGAAGATTTCCTTGAATGACGACCTTGCGAATCTAACCCGGTACGTTGAGCCGGAAGTTTTTTACCAATCTTTATTCGAATGAACTACCACTATTACAAGTCGAAGTCCGAGTGGCGATTCCAGATCGTCTCCAAAGGACGGATTGTAGCTTGGGGCGAAGGGTATAAATCCAAAAGAGGAGCCCTTGTCATGCTGAAACATTTGATTGGGATCAAGAAAATCATTGAAGGGAAATACAGGAAATGAAACTAATCTTCATTTATCCGAATGCTTTCGCCGATGATATGTCGGCGGAAAAACTACAAGGGATTATTGATTCCGGTAAGACCACTGTTCTTTCTACGGTTAACCCTGATGTGGCGAAGTACATCACTACCATAGATGTGCCATCGCTCAAAGCCGAGTGGGACAAGCCCGGGGTGATTATCCCCTTTGCACAACCGACTGAATACGCAAAATACATATTGGGGTTCTTGATTCTTAACGCAATCAGTACTCTTATTCTTTTACTTAAATCACTCTAAATATATGGGCGCTCACATCAGAGAACAGGTCTCTAAGAAATGGTACGCACCTCGCGTTGTCGAGGTCGGCAATAAAGTCTTCGGCAAATTCCGAACAGGTAAAAAGGACAATTATGAATACTTTGACGTCCTCGATGGGGCGCTCAGAGAAATTGTTCTTGAAATTGGGGAGTTCGACGGCGAGCCAACAAGAAGTTACAATTTTATTCTTGTTGATGAAGACGGCTCTCAATCAATTCTTCAGTCTTCTGAGCAGTCGGCCTTTGCTCAAAGTATGCTCAGCAAACTGGCCTCACTTGAGTTAATTGATACAGTCTCTATCAGCGCCTACGTCTATCAGATCAATGATAAAAACATCGTTCTGCCGAGTATCAGAGTGGGCGGAGAGAAGATCAAACCCTACTACAGAAGCATTCGAAGAGACGACGATCCTGATGACGCTCTCTACCTCCCCGAGACACATGAGATCATGGTTAACAATAAGAAAGTGACTGACAAAACCGAACGGTTGAGATTCCTGGAAGACCTTCACCACGCTCTTAACGCTCGGATGGTGAATAATCCGGCTAACTGGAGGATCGACGACCAGGAACCAGTCCACGAAAAGCCAAAAGAAAAACCAACAGAGGAGTTTGACGATGTCCCATTCTGAGGTAGTTGAAGTAGTTCAAACCGAACTCGAGGAAGTCATTCAAAACGAAGCTCTTGAGGCCTCGACCAGAAATGATCTCATGACAAACTTCTTCCCGTTCTGGCAGCAGTTTGACGCGATGAGAGAGAAGGCCGCGTCTCTTGTTGTGACCTCGCCCGAGGACAAGGCCATCATGCGCGAGGCCGATGAAACCCGTCTGGTCTTGAAGAAGATCCGAACCACGGTCGAGAAGCGCCGAAAGGAATTAAAGGCCGACTCTCTGGCTAAAGGTCGGGCGATTGACTCGGTGGCTAAGTTAATCACCGAGAAGATCGAGCCCTTAGAGGAGCACTGCCGCCAGCAGGCTGAGTGGATTGTAATCTACGAAGCCAAGCGAAAGGAGGAGCTTACCGCAGCAAGATCTCAAGAACTCTCCCCGTACGCCCGAGTCGAACTTTACGACCTTGGGAATATGGAAGAAGAGGAATTCCAAGAGATCTTGTCAGCGGCCAAAGACGCTCACACACTGAGACTTCAACGGGAAGAAGAAGCCCGATTGGCTGAGGAGCGGCGAAAGGCTGAGGCTGAGGCCGAACGCCAAAGACTCTTAGAGGAGGCCAAGAAGAACCGAGAAGAAAATGAACAACTGGCCGCCGAGTTAAAGAAGCAAAAGGAAGCCGAGGCCAAGGCGTTAAAAGAAGCCGAGGAAGAGAAGAAGCGACTGGCCGCTAAAGTTGAGGCCGAGCGAAGGGCAGCAGAAGCCGAACGTCAAAGGATCATCCAAGAGGCTGAAGCCGAGAAGTTAATGGCTGCCGCCGAAGCCCGCAAAGCAGAGGAGGTCCGCCGAAAGACTGAAGAAGCTCTTGCCAAAGCTGAGGCCGAGCGCGAAAGATTACTCTCGGAGAAGTTGGTCAAAGAAGAGGTCATCAAGAATCAGGGTGAAGCAGCTATGTTTCTTGACATCGCTGATACCTTGGACCGAATGACCGGTCTCTACGCACCGGAAAAGTATAAAGCTTTCTGGGAGATCGTCCGAGGGTTACTATCAAAAACCAGTAAATACATCAGAGATAACGTTGGGAAGATTCAAGCGTAAATACAAGTGGACCGAGCGCCAGGAACATTTTCTGATACTTGAGAGAATGCGCGAAATCGATGAGCAGATGAGGGCAGCTCATTTGTATGGCAAGAAAATTCGTGGCCGGTTTACAACAATGATTACTCCACTCGAGTATGTTGATATGTTAATTCGTAATTCTAATCGCGTCGATCACGATGACCTGTTCCGGGAAGGCAGTCGTGAAGGTGCTTTGGACGTGGATGAGGGTACGACCAGCCCCTCTTAATTATTCACTATAACAAACAGTTATGAGCAAAACAAAAGTTGGTCCAAGAGAAGAGAAAGCTCCAGAAGTTGTTATCCATACGTTTTCCGGGCAAGGATACGATTGGGCCATTAATCGCCTGAAGATGGGCAAGCTTGTCTCGCGAGCAGGCTGGAACGGTAGCGGAATGTTTGTGATGATGAACCAAGGGAAAGAGGTTTATATCGATGAGGTCTATAATCCCGCGCTGAAGAAGTGGATGGACAATAATTGCGTCTCGCCAATAACCTTTCGTCCGTCCCTTTCTTTGAAGACTGCTCAAGGGGATATTGCTCCGGGGTGGTCGGCATCACATTCAGATATGCTTGCTGAAGATTGGTTTGAGGTGGAGCCATGAAAGTATTACTCAAAGAATTTGAACTACTTGATATGAAGGAAATCGAATCGTGGCTTCAACATGGACCGGAGTCGGTTCCTGTACAGCGCGAGGGATTTAACTGGTTTGTGCCCTGTATGATCCTTGCCGCCGGCCATGTGATTATTATTCTTATCAAGATACTGACATGAGACTCGTAGACTGCAACATCAAAATAGGTTGTCTGCTTGTAAAAAAGTTTAGGATAACCTACGACATGTACCGTTTCACAAATGATTATTTCAAATTATTCCCTAAGTCATGATTAAACCATTATTCGATAAAGTCATCATTAAGTTAGATCCAGCAGAGGAGAAGGTCGGGAGTGTGTTTGTGGTCGGCGGTCTCGAGAAACGCTACAAGACCGGCATTGTAAAAGCCTCTGGCGGTCTGTGCTACAATGATAACGGGAAGGAATTCCCTTCTGAGGTTAACGTAGGCGACCGCGTCTTCATGGGCGAGTTCGCCGGGTTTGATATTGTTATTGACGGAGAGACATTCCTGATGTGCAGGGAGTCTGAGATCATTGCTAAAATTACGGAGGAAGTATGATTGGAAGAGAAGAGGTTGTCGTTCGTCGGAGCTTTACGCCCGAGGAACGTATAGTCATCGCTCAGGATATTTCTGATGCGAGTGTTAAGCTTGACGACTTGGAGGAACGCTATCGTGAGGTTAGAGCGGAGTGGACCGACAAGATTAAATCGGTCAAGGCTTCGATTAAGAAGTCGGTGGTGGATCTTCGCAAGGGTTACACAGAAGAATCGATCATCTGCGACATGATCCCCAACCTTGACGCTGGGGTCATGGAGCTTTATGATGACAAGGTTACTCTTGTTTCTACCCGCCGACTCCTGCCGCACGAAAGACAAGAGGTGATCAATGGATAAGATTACCGTTGAAAAGCCTGGCGTGTACACCTTCCAGGAATTACCGAGGCCGGTGGATCGGACCCGTCTTTCTGAAACCACGAACATCCGCGGTCCGTTTGCCTACTACCAAAAAACTAAATCAGATCGTGGCCGAAAGATTTTCAAGGTCACACGTAGTGAAGGCAAGGTCGTTTATATGGCCGACGAGTTTGACCCGTACGCAGCAATTATTATTGGCAAGGTTCAGATCAGCAATATTCTTGCTGAAATCGGTCTTAATGCGGCAGCGGTACCGGCAGATGTGGTTGTGTCTCGGCTCAAGAAGTTTCCGCAAATCTTTGAAGATCGCGCCGACTACATTGCGGTCCTTACTTCTTTCAAACGCTTTTTCGCAAAAGTATTGAGTGACTCAACTCAGGATAGATCTCGGGAGAATCGTGGCATTACCAGCAAAAGTTCTTCGACGGACGTGACCACAGATCTTATCTCAAATTTCAATATCTGGGTTCGTCTCTTCCCCGGTGAGCCAAAGACCATTATCCCGGTTGATGTTGAACTTGTCCCGAACAATGGGTCGGTGTTTATCGCTCTTTCTTGTGACGCGTTGCCGTCGATTATCGAAGATGCCATTGATGATATTTTGAGTCCGCTACTGGCCGAAGTCGTCGAAGATGGACAGGCTATCATTTTAGAAGCATGATCGTTAGCGCAGTCATAGTACGAGGAAAGATCGTATGGGACAACCCCGACGAATACTTCCTTATGGCTAAGACCTTTGAGGGAAAGAAGGTCCAGGTTGAGATTCGCAAAGCGAAACGACGTCGGTCTATCCCTCAGAACAACTACTATTGGGGGGTCGTTCTTCAACTCCTCGGAGCTGATTTAGGATATTCCTCAGAGGAGGCTCACGAGGCTATGGTCAGAATGTTCCTCGAAGTACCAAATGATGATCTTGAAATACCGTCGACATTTCGAAAGACATCTGATTTGTCGACGGTAGAGTTCGAAGAGTACTTGGAGAAAATCCGCCGATGGGCTGCAGAATTTAGAGGATTGTTTATACCTGACCCGCAGCAAACTTTTTTTGATTACAGGCATCCAAAACTCAGACGTTGGATGCCGCAAAGCTACCAGACATTACTACAGCAGTATAAAGACTCGATCACATGAAGATACTCGTTCACGCTGATTTCGCCACTACTACTGGTTTTGCAACTGTCGCACAGAACGTTGTAAAGCAGCTCGCCAAAGACCAGCACGATTTTGATATCGTGGCGATCAACTACTTCGGTCAGCCTACTCATTGGCAGAAGTACTTTCCAAAAATCCGTCTCTTCCCCGCCGATAGGAATAAGGACGTCTTCGGGCGTGGTCAGGTGGTCTCTCTTCTTCGCAATACTGCCTATGATTACATTTGGCAAGTTCAAGACACGTTTGTCATTGAGCCTATAGCAAATGAAATCTTGCACAACAAGCATCAGACCAAGTGGATCTTCTACTATCCTATTGATGCCACGCCGAAGCCGGGCTGGATCAAGGCTGTTACTAAGTCCGACATCCCTGTGGCCTATACTCAGTACGGATACGACGAAAGCGTTAAGATCGCACCAGAGCTCGCCAATTCACTCAGAATCATTCCTCACGGAACCGACGTATCGGTATTTCAACCTCTTCTCGATGACGTCAAACAAAAGTTTCGTGAGGAGTATTTTGGGCCTCACGCAAAGAAGTTCATTCTTACCAACGTCAATCGCAATCAACCTCGAAAAGACATCCCTCGAAGTCTGCAGCTCATTAAGAAAGTTCGTGAAAAAATGCCCGAAGCCATACTGTACCTGCATTGCCGGGTTCAGGATATGGGCGGGAACATTCATGAGTTTGCAAAAGCCTTGGATCTTGTCTACGAAAGAGACTATCTGATCCCGCAGAATCTTCGAGAGCAAACTTTCTCTCCGGCTGAACTCAACAAAGTCTATAATATTTCCGACCGACTGGTGACTACAGCCAACGGGGAAGGATGGGGGCTTTCCATTACCGAAGCCATGGCCGCAAAGCTTCCGGTGATCGCCCCGGATCATACTTCTTTTCATGACATTCTTGCCGATGGCAGAGGGGTTCTCATTCCCTGTGATGATGTTATTTTCATGTCAAATGACAATGAACGCCCGAGGGTGAGAACCAATATCGATTTGATGGCCGAAGCCATTTGGGAGAAGCGAACTGGTGATGTAGAAAAAGCCTATCAGCACGTACAGGATAATTGGACATGGGAAAAGATCGGCGAGCAGTGGCGCGCACTCGTAAAGTAAAGAAACCACTTCAGAGGACTCAAGATGTTTTCAATGCGTGGATTCGAAAGCGTGATGCAATGCAAGGATGTATTTCGTGCGGAGGACCTGTGCAACATGCGGGACACTACTTCGCCGCTGGAAGCTACCCAGCGCTTAGATTCAATGAGACCAACGTCAATGGACAATGTCTCCGGTGCAACAACTTCCTACACGGGAATCTTATCAACTATCGCAAAGGGCTTGTTCGCAAGTACGGAGAGAAGAAGGTTTTGGAGTTAGAGATCTTGGCCGAAGTAAAGCGCCCGCACAAGTGGAAAGAGTTTGATCTGCAAATAATCCGGGAGCAGTACAATGACAACAAAAGAGATTTATGACAGGATAGACGAGCTTGAAAAGGTTCGCGCCTGGGAGCATGGTCACGAAATTACCGACGAGATTCTTCGACTGTATCGGTTGATTCGCAACGGTCCAAGTCCGATCATAGCCGATCTTGCCGGTGATGGAGCTCCGGACACCAGTGATGCCGAGGCCTTGTATGCCGAGGCCGAGAAAGACCAAGTGGAGCGAGAGTATATGAATACAGTTATGGTCTCAGGTACTCTCTACGGTATGAGTCCGACGAGAGAAAGTCCGCGCCCGCGTCACGAAGAACCATATAGATCGAGCGATGATAACACTCCTCTTGCAATAGCTATAGGTACGTCACTATTCATTAACAACATACTATGATAATCACAATAGAAATATGCTTGACGGATTCGAAGAATACACCGAAGACCTCACCCTCGACGAAAAAATCCTCGCTCAAAGCTTTGTTGAAGGATTTAAGAAATACGTCGGGAGAGCTAATTCCGTTACGAACAGACAAATTAGAGAAAGGCTTGCCGAAAAAGGAGTCAAAATCTCAGACCCCAAAATTCGAAAGCTCGTCTCATACATCCGACTTAATTATCTCCCGCACCTCTGCGCCAGTTCGAAAGGCTACTACCTCGCCGCAACGAAAGAAGAGCTCAAAGCCTACCTCAAATCGTCGTGGCAAAGAATAAGTCAACAACATGCAGCGTATGAAGCCGGGTTTAATTATATGGAGAAGATGCAATGAATATTCCTGATGATAAGTTGCCGATGATTGCCTACGATCTCAACGTAGAAGTGGATTTCTTGATAGGAGTTCTTCGTGAGCACTGTCAAACTGTAGTGAAGAAGGATTTTAAGAATGAGGCCTTTGAACAATTCTGGGCGATCTACCGTCGCAAGGGCAACAAGAAACAAGCCCGGGCGCAGTGGATGAAGATGACCCACTCGGACATGGAGAAGGCCCTGGCTCACGCCCAGAGGTACGTCAGTTCAAGAGAGTGGAAGTTTCAAAAAGATGCAGAACGTTATCTAAAGCACGAGGTATATAATGACGTCATTGGAGAAGTACAATCCGCAGCCACTTCAAGAGAGCGATTCATTGGTTCTCTCGAAGCTCCAGTCTATTCCGGTAGTCGAGCTTAAGGATGCGATGGTGATGGTGGCTGATGCCATTTATGCAAAAACACAGGAAAATGTCTATGAGACTGAAAAGTATAAAGCCGTTATCAGCGCGATTGCACACGAGTGTGTACGTCAAGAGTTTACCCGACAAGAGTGTATGGAGGCTGCACATCGGTTTGTCTTTAGCACAAAGCAGTATGGGGGCAGGATCGAGCCGTCAGACTTTTTTACCGCTCCACCCGAACGTTTGTATGATTACCAATGGTACTTAGACAAAGTTCACGAAGGGCATCGGCGGTTTCAGGTTTACAGTAATGGGAAGAAGGCGTATTACCGACTGGATGACGGTAAAGAATACGACGTCCCAGGATTTACAATGAAGCGTATATGATACAGGATCTTATCGATGCGTGTGGCCCTGATGAGGATGGGCTTTTAATGTTGGTAGCAATCCTTCGTAGTAGTCATTGGGACCGAGATAAAATTGAGAGGTTGATTCCTGGAGTGGATGTTGACTCTTGTATTATCCGGCACCGCAGCCGCCGACAGGACGAGGGTTACAGGCACAGGTTTTACGAACTATGGAGAGGCAAGAGTATGTATATCGGTAGACCACGGGTAGAAATCAAGAGTCCCATGGCTGGTTATATTGAGGAGTGGAAGCACGAGTACCAATCGAGCGTTCTCGAAGGGCTTCGGAAGGCTCGGACAGAGCCATTCAAGACCCTGAATGTTCAGCAGATTGTTCAGCTCGCCACTTCAAGATCGCGGGTGACTCCTATTCCATGGATACGTCAGGCTCTTTGTTACTTTTTGGTTGTAAAGCAGAAGTGGAGCTACAGCAACGTAGCCAGATTCATCGGTCTGGATCACACTACTGTCTTATACTCGGTCCGCTCACACCGACCGGAGATTGAAGATTTGTACGGGAAGTACTGTACATGGATAGCGAGTGTACTCGAAACGTGGCCCGAAGAATACTGGAGAGAACTGTATAGAGTCTATTGGGACGATACTGTTATAGTCAGCGAGCCGGTACGGGAATTGTTTCAGATTGTGGCTGAGGCGAAGAATTACATAACCCCTGATGTCAGCGTAGCCAAAGAGCAGAAGCCGACATATTGGATTAAGGTTCCACAGGATGTGCTTGCTGGTGGGCTTCGAGCATCGATATCGACACGTCGGTATCAGGGGAATGTTTATGTATGGGGTGCGTATGCTTATCTCAAGAGGCTCGCGTGGATGACAGATTAATCATAGACGAGTTTGAGCTGATCCGCGATGAGCTTAGGTTGTACCTTGATCCGTCGACGCCGATCATCAAGAGATTTACCGCGGCCTATAACGCTGGGGCGAAGGTGGTTGATCTTATGAAGCGATACAACTACTCTTCTGTTGCTCGTATCGCTACAGCGCTGAAGGTTCCAGGAATCACTGCGGACATTCTTCGAAAGATTCTCGACTTTTGTGAGAAGATTTCTCTGGACGTTTACCTGGACCGCGTTCACTCTGAGCAGCCAAAATCGATAGAAGAAATGTGGGCCTCAGAGAGGTACCGGGTCAAGACTGATGAGACCTACAAGGACTCTCCGGCTGAAGTCAACATCAGAATTATCAACGAGTTGGCCAAAGGACTTGAGAAAATGAAGACGTACGATTTCTCGCTGAAGGAGCTCAAGAAGATATCGGCCTATCTCACAGGTAAATTCCCGGCGATTACCCGTCAGAGTATGATCCGCGACCCATGGTTCTTTGCTATGCAGCCGTGTGTGGGCTGCGGCGAAGAGGTGGATATTGTGAAGTACCCTGATGGGTATGATGTTCTTGACTATCAGCTCGGGATTGTCGCGTTCCTGGTACCCATGTGCGAGACCTGCAAGAAGACAGGAAAGGTCGATCACACTCTGGCTCTGACTCTATACGCCCGGTACGCCAAACGGCTTGAGGAGGAGATACTGGACGCGCTCACTGACTTTGATTCAATGGAAGTAGATGATATAATTATAGGTGACTAATGACAGCCTCACATGCAGGAAACATAGGTGATATTATTTATTCTTTGCCAACCTTTCGTGAGCTCGGAGGAGGAACTATTTCTCTTAGAGTGTCGCGTCTTTTGCCAAGAAAGTTTGCTGATGATCTTCGCCCGCTCTTGGAGTCACAGCCTTACGTCAAGCGAGTTATCGTGGACGAGAACGGCAACGTCCCAATTGATGTGGAGCTTGACGCCTTTCGGCGACGCGACATTCAGCTTGTAGGAGGACACATAGGGATGTGGTATAATCACACCTCCGGAGTCTTTCCGGATCTGTCTCAGAAGTGGATCTATGCCAACAAAAACACAAAGTTCTTCAATGCGATTATCATCAATCGCACCAAGAGGTATCGTGAAGATACGATCAGCTATGAGTTACTGAACAAAGTCAACAGACCGAAATACTTTTGGGGTAATGACGCAGAATATGAGCAGTTTTCGTACTACGTCCCATGTGAAAGACTTATTTTTGAGAATTACATGGAGCTTGCCGAGGCCATTGCTGGGTGTTACTGTTTCATAGGGAATACGTCGTTTGCTTACTCTCTGGCTGAGGCGATGAAGGTCAAGCGCATAGTGGAGGTTCCGAGGTTCTCTCCTAACGCCTTTCCAATAGGAGCAAAAGGATATCAGTTTTCCTTTCAGGATATGTTCGACAAAATATTAGCTACGTATTTATGAGCAAGTGGGAAGACGATCTAATGGAATTTATGACCAACAGGGTGTTTGCACATAATCCAAAGCCGAAGCCCCCGGTGTATGCAGGAGGGAAGCTTTTACAAGAGATTGCAAAAGTCAATCCCAACCTTGCTCGTGATATTGCAAAAGAAATCCTTGCCGGTAGAACTATGACCGACGAGGAGGGTGTCAATTTTTCACAACAATACATGGAGAAAGCTATGAAGAAAAAAGGCAAGGGCGGCACCAAGAAGGGTTGCTAACCTTAAAACGGGGGCCGTTTCAAGCTGTTACTTTCCGGCCCCTATTTATTCATTAATGGAGGTATTATGGACGAAAACATTTTTCCAGTTGAAGGTGATCCAATACTCAACGCTTATCGTGTTGTAGCGCAGGATAGAATTTTCCGAATGGAACAGTTCAACATTGAAGTTAAAGCCCTGATGGAGAAGTGGGGCATGGAGCAGACTGACCGCGGTATCGTGGTAAAGGATCCTGTTACAAATTGATTCCCGTTCGGCGAGCTACTTCTTCCGTGTCAATTCCCTGGCCCGCAATCCCCCCGGCTCGCCGAACTTTTATGCTGCAGTAGTCCATTCTAAATAACTACCTGCATGGACAGTAGTGTTTGTTCCGTTGCTTGTGGCTTGAGCCCATTGGAAGCCAAACGTAGCGGCATTCGAGCCGTTCTGCCAACTTATTTCAAACTCCACCCATCCACCAGTTGTTCCTGTTCCGGCAGCCAGTGTTGTAGATCCGGTAATTGCAGCCTCAGACGTAGTAATCAGAGTAGTAAGGTTCGTAGGGTCAATGTGCTTACGAACAATGCGAACCTTAGTAGGGCTCGATGGTCCAGTTAGTGCATACTTAAAGTCACCAGAAGCACCAGTAGTAAAGAACACTCGAATACGAACGATATAGTTCGTGTTTGCTGCCATCGAAAACGCGAGTGTATTGTCAGTAAACAACGTGTTGTTGTTCGTGACATTTTGATCGGCAGTCTTGACAACAACATTCCACCCCTTGCCATACAGACCATCCCCCTTCCAAACCTTTGTGTTGTCATTGGGGGCTTTGACCATAAACCCGTGCTTGGTAATCGACACGTCATTTGTGGCGTTGTCGGCCAGTGTCATCTTGGCTTCTGTGACCGCTCCATTGGCTATAGTGGCCGCGAAGCTTCCTGTTCCCGTTCCTGTTACGTCGCCTGTAAGCGTAATGGTTTGATCGCCTGTATTGGTACCGGCGACTGTAGCCGCGGAAGAAACGGTAAGATTCCCCGATAGGGCAATAGTTCTATCGGCGTCAGCGATCTGGATTTTTAGCGTTCGATTGCCGGTCAGAGTGTTATCATTCTGAATTGTCAAAAGCTTGGTCGCTGTGTCTTGAAGTTTAAACCCTGTGGCCGTTGCCTTGAGTGTCGTCAGAACGCTGGTTATCGAAGTAATATCCCCGTTGGCTCCCGAGGCGGCTCCGCCTAAGCTCGCAAGAGTAATGGTGACGTCAGAACTTAAGGCGTTCCCATTGACCGTTCTGGTGTTTGGGACGACATTGGCTGCGACTGCGTACGAAGATAGATCTTGGTCCCCGGTGTTAGTCCCGGCGACAGTGGCCGCGGAGGAGACAGTGAGATCTCCGGAAAGATTAACGGTTCGACTTGCGTCGTTAACCAGAACGTTGAGGATCCTACCTGCCGTTAGTGTCTCGTTAGGTTTAATCGTGAGAGCATTAGAGTCTCCTCCCTTAACCACGAGTCCTGTCTGATTCAACAGTACAGAAGTAATGTCTGTGTTTGCTCCCGAGGCTGCTCCTCCCAGAGATGCGAGGGTAATCGTGACATTCGACGACAGAGCATTACCATTGACTGTACGAGTATTGGGGACGACATTGGCAGTAAGGGCGTACGAGGATAAGTCCTGATCGCCCGTATTTGTTCCGGCGACAGTGGCCGCCGAGGATACAGTGAGATTCCCACCAAGGTCAATAGTTCTACTTGCGTCATTGACGATAAAGTTCAAGACTCGGCCAGCCGTCAGCGTTTCATTCGGTTTTATCGTCAGTGCGTTGGCGTCCCCGCCCTTGACTACAAGGCCGGATTGGTTAAGGAGAACAGAGGTAAGATCTGTGTTGGCTCCCGACGCTGCCCCTCCCAGAGAGGCAAGAGTAATGGTGACGTTAGAGCTTAGTGCATTGCCATTAACCGTCCGAGTATTCGGCACGACGTTAGCAGTAAGAGCGTAGCCGGAAAGATCTTGATCCCCCGTATTAACCCCGGAAGTATTCCCGATCACTACAAGTTGAGCGTCGGTGACGTATCGTTTGTCGGCGGAGCTGGCAATATCTGCCGTGGTCGCAAGCATCCCTGAGATGACCAACCCGTAATCGTCAACCAGAAATTTTGTGTACGTCCCAGAAATTGTCGGACGATTCATTCGCACTATCCCATAGTGCTTTACGTAATCCACCGCCTCGTAGCCATCGGCTACAAGATTTACTGGTACATAATAATCCTGCCCGCTATCAACGTCTTGAACGCGATAGGTATGTGGTCCGCCTTCTGACGAAAGGTCGATTTCTTCTATGTAATCAAAGGTGTACATTATGTTTGGTCGTATGATATTGGAAGCGTCGGGTGGGTTCCTGCAGATCCCTTGACTCCAACTTTAGTTACGCTAACTGATCCTTCTTTGATCTTGATGTATCGGTCTGATCCGGTTTCGTGACGGAAGCGAATGTTGAGCTTATCTACTCCACTTGTGAGTTTGATAATATCTGTGCCGGTAATAAAGAACTTGGACCCCGATTCAGGAACTTCGGTGGCGCTTATGACGCCGTTATTCAGAAGTGCCTGGCGTTCGGTTGCTGCAAGCTCAAGATCGGTATTAACATTTAAGGTTCGGTAGTGTGTGTCTCCAATAAACAGCGCAATCTGTGGATACCACACATCGGCTGCAAGTGTATTGCTTGTTGGGTAGCGCCCAAGTCCAAACATCCGAACAGATACAGAGAGAATTATGTCTTCTGTTTCGTCGTGCATGACATACCACGGAGGGTCGGTAGCCTCTGTCTCGTCAGCGAAGACCCACCCCGCATCGTCATTGATATTCTGAACATGGTAGTACAACTTCTCCCAGGTTCCGGTAGCTATAGTTTTGTCGGTCGACCGCGCCCCGGATATTGTGAAGAAGTTTGAATCCCAAGAAGTATTCCAGTTGTAATTGACCAGAGATATCTTGCTGGTGTGAGCTGTGGCCGTGTCGTGAATGGCAACGATGCCAAACTGATTGTCGACAAACTCCAAGTCAGTGACTTCGGGTTGGTCCAACCCCATCGCCGTTACGGTCAATGTTGTGCCGGAAATCATCAGTAAGTCATTGACGCCGACGTAGGTACGAACAGAGCCAATTCCAGAAAGCGTTCGAAGGCCAAATGTATAAGGGTCGCTATAGGTTCCCGACCCTGTCATGATCTTGTAGATCGGGGTTCCGGATCCAAGATTATCAATGTCGTAATAAATCTCGGTACCGGAGGCGAACAGCTCAATCTCATCGGCATGAATGGTCATTCCAAGACCTGTGCCGGCGATGATTGATTTGAAGTTGACTTGGTATGGAGAGGCCAGCGTTCCTGCGCCTGTGGTGTTTTTATAGACTGCTCCACCGGTGCCAACGCTATTAAACTCCCACATACGGTTATTGTAGATTTCAATGTCATCGGCGCTAACATTGAAAGCAATTCCGCTTCCTGGGATCAAGGATTTGAGATGAGCAACAAACGGATCGGCCTCTGTTCCCGTCCCTGTGGTGTCGCGCCATATTCCTGACCCGGTACCCACGTTGTCGACCTCAAAGTAATTCGATCCTGAGACGAGGATTGTGTCCGATACGGTAGAGACAGAGATCCCTCCAGTCCCACTTATTCGTTTGATGTTGAAAGTAAACGGGTCACCAACTGATCCATCCCCTGATGTATCACGGTAAATATCCTCTCCGGTTCCAACGCCACTTGCGGCGTAGTAGAGAGTAAGCCCGGTTCCTGAGACAATGATTTCGTTATCGTCTTCTGAGGCATAGATTGAGATTCCTCCAGCTCCGGTGAAGGATCTAAAGTTGAGATAAGAATTGGTTCCGTCATACGCAATCTTTCCTTGATAAACTCCCATGCCACCGCCGACATTGGCTCCGAGCACAGAGACGTTGAGCATATACGCCCCACCCGAGCAAGCAAGAAGTCCGAGATCATTTGATACTCCAAAGTTCCTGAACGCGAACAGAGAATTTGTGCCACTCGCTTCGGTCTTCCAATACCAGTTATAGGGGGTGTCCAGAGCCACGCAATAACCAGAAGCAACAGCCTCATACCCAGAGGCCGAGATCATGATCTCATCAGCAAGGTCGTCGACTATAATACCGGGCCCGGCTAATATAGTTTTGAGATGGAAAGTATTATTGACGCCTGACACAGTCGTGTCTCTCCATACATGACCGCTGCCCACGCCGACGTTATCCATATCATAGGTACTTCCTTCTCCGGCTGTTCCTGAGATCGTCAGGAAGTTTGTCCCTGATATTACGGTGATGGTTCCAGCCCCTACCAGACCTTTGAAGAACAGAGTAACGTCGCCGTTAGATGAGGTCTTGTGGTCGTAGACCGGAGTTCCGCCAAGGTTACTTCCGGTAACAGTATGATGGAAGGTGATGTGGTAGTCGTCCTGCTGAACGAATAGGTCTCCGGTTACAGAAAGTGTCTTGAGTTGGACAACGTGATCGCTTGCGTTGATCGATCCGATTCGCCCTTGCCAATCGTCCGCCCCAACGCCGATAAACGTCACCCATTCTCCAACTACGTACCCCGCTCCGCCGTCGGCAATAATGGCTGTTGGTAGTCCGCCAGCAATGGTAACCACCACCGTCATGTCGGCGCCGCTGCCACCGGTTGTTGTACAGTAGTAAGTTCCGTCTGCATCGGCTGTCCCTGGGGTGACAATATCGAAGGTTAAAGCTACGCCGCCGGTTCTTGTGTTGAGGTAGACTTCGCCCGTATCACCGCCGATGTTCCTGAAGGTGTACTCTGTCGGAACGAATTCCGTTCCAGAAACAATAATATTATCCCCGTCCTCGTAGACCGTGACATTTCCAACCCCGGAGATTGTCCGCAGATTGAAAACGAATGGATCTGAGATCGTTCCTGATCCTGTAATGTCACGATAAACTCTGGATGCTCCACCAACATTCTCCATGTCGTAGTAGAGCTGAGGCCAGAGATTGTTGATGATGATTTCTTCGTCTGTGTCTGAGTACAGAACCTCTATTCCACTACCGGCAACAATCGTTCTAAAGTGAAGGACAGATCCACTATAGGTTTTGTGTGAGTACCACTCAAGACCGGAGCCAAGATTATCCGCTTCAATATCAACGTCAAGGATGTAGGCTCCGCCAGCGCATTCGCTAATAGTAAGATCGTGGGCGCCTCTGAAGTTTCTAAAGACAAACGACTTTGTATGAGTCCCGCTATTGGTTACGGTCTGCCAGTAGAAGTTATAGGGAGTTGAGACCGAGGCACAGACCCCGGATGCGATGGCCTCGTAATTCCAGGCATCGGAGTCAATACGAATTTCATCAGCAAGATCAGTGACAATAATCCCGCTACCGGCCAGAATTGTCTTAAGATGGAACGTGCTGGTAAGCCCGGATGTGGTATTTCTCCATACATGACCCTCGCCTGTTCCGACGTTATCCATGTCGTAGAGGTGATCATTGTCCGTTCCGGAGACCATGATAAGATCCCCGTCTTCATAGACGACGACACTCCCTATACCGGATATGGTTCTGAGATGGAAGACGTACGGATCCCCGACGTCGCCTGTGCCCGTGGTGTTTTTGTAAACCCTGGACGCCCCGCCAACATTGTCCTCGTCATAGTACAGAGCGGGCATTCCGGAGATCAGAATCTCATTATCGGTTGCTGAGTAATAAGTTCTGACCGTTCCAATTCCAGATACGGTTCTGAAGTTGAAGACTTCAGGATCCGACCCGGTTGTATTCTTGTACCAATTAAGACCGGAACCGACATTGCTCACATCGTAGGTGTGATCAGTTCCACTAATCGTCACCTCATCGGTCCCGGTTGTGATAGTCACACTTCCGGCTTGCTTTAATGTTCTGAAGTAGAACATATTTGGAGCACCGGAGACGAGGGTTTGGTAAACCTCTCCTTCGCCCGATCCTACGTTATCGGCGTCATACACCATTCCGGATGCAGGGACAAGGATCCCCTCTGTCCCCGAAATAAGGATTCTGTCGCCATCGTAGAACAGGTGAACCGATCCGGTCCCAGAAAGAGTTCTGAGGTTGAATTCTTCGGGGCTGGTTCCAGTAGTATCCCGGTATACCTCGTAGGCTCCGCCGACGTTATTGACGGTGTAGGTGTGATCTGTCCCACTAACGATCAACGTGTTGTCGGAGAGACTTACATTGACCGACCCTACTCCGCTGATGCTATGCAGATTTTCTGTATGACTACTACCGGCGTCCGTGGTATCTCGCCAAACTGGATAACCGTGCCCAACGTTGGCCACGTAGTACAGATCATTGGTATCGGTGCCCGAGACAATTAGGGTATTGTCACTGATCGATACAGTTGTCGACCCAACCCCCGATATAGTCCTGAGATTAAAGGTGTGTGCGCTTCCTGCATCCGTGGTGTCCTTCCACACCCCGAAGCCGTGACCGATGTTCGACACACTATAGGTGTCATTTGTGTCGGTGTACACCGTCCCGGAGATAATAATCTCATCCCCGCCCGGTGAGTACTGAACACTGACCGATCCTACTCCAGATACGGTTCTGAAGCGCAAGGTTTCGGCAACGTTGTCTTTGTACCACTCGAGGCCCGACCCTACATTTTCGCCGACAAACTGCGTCCCGCTGATGTAAATCTCATTGCCAGATGTTGTAACGTAGACGTAGTCGCCCTGCTTAATGGTTCTGAGGTTGACGATGTTTGGCGACCCAGACGTGGTGCTCTCCCACACTTGACCTTCTCCGGAGCCGATGTTCACGAAGTCGTAAAAAGCTCCGTCTCCGCCACCGCTGGCTGTTGAGGAAATGCGAATATCATCACCAAGATCCTCAACGAGAATGTTGCTGCCGGCCAGAATGCCTTTAAGATTGAAGGTAAATGGTCCACTGCCAGTCGTGTCCCTATACACTCCTATTCCTGATCCAACGTTGTCGGTCTCGTATATGGCCCCACCGGTACCCGAAATCGTAACGATGTCTCCATCGAGTCCTACGACCACACTCCCTACTCCGCTGATCGTTCGAAGGTGAAGCGTGGTGTCTCCTCCAACTCCGGAAGTGGTGTTTCTCCAGATAAGGCCAACGGCGTCGCCAACGTTATCAGCGCTGACAATAGGATTGTAGAAGCTTATGGTAATGTAGTCTTCATCTTCCGAAAGGAAGAGATCACCTTCAACCTGTAACCGCCGGAACCAGTATACACCTCCCGAATAGGTTTTATACACCTCTCCCACGTTAACCCCGGAGGCCCCGAGGTTATCAAGCGTAAAGCAGTCTCGATTGATCTCAAACCAGACTTTTGCTGCGTAGGTTCGAGGATCTATCCCATCCGGATAGAGCAGGTTTGGCACGGGGTCATCAACGGAAACGTGCGGGATGATACAGTCCGATTCCTTGAAGAAGATTCTTGTGGTGTGAGGCGACGAGTGGACAGTTTCATCCGGGTCGTAGAGCTGCAGAACAGGAGTAACCCGGTGACGTATGAAGACCGTTTCTGTCCCACTGACGTAAGGATATTCGTTTGTAGTGAGCCACGTCGCGTTTGCCTTCTTGATGATCGGCGTGACCCACGCAGTCGGAAGATCATGGTGGGTGCCCGAGACGTTTGGCCACACGCCTTCAAAGTTGTACGAGTCTCCGAAGAAGTACAAAAGAGAAGTGTCGTCATCAACAATGTAGCCAGGATCGCCATTGAACTGTGGAGCGTCCGTTCCTCCATTGATCCACTTGTATCCTACATACAGACGATTGTTCGTGAGGCCCTTGATGCTGATCCGATCAGTAGACTCATTGGCAATTTCCCAATCTATACCATGTGTTCCCGATGCGGTGGTGTCGATAAAGTCAAGAAGCTTTACCGTGTCGTAGGCCGTCGGGCGGGCCGGAACGGACACTCCATTCTCTTGGACGGTCAGCGGAGCAAACGCCTCTACGTTGGCTTTGATCCCGTCGCGAGTGACGCGCCAGGTAACGTAGTCGTTGTCGACGAAATTGAGCTTTAGCGTTGGATGAACGATCTGAACGTTGTTGTGCAGGGTAGCCAGATACTCAAACTTCGGAGGGAGTTTGTCTGGTTGTCTCTTAACAACTGTTTCAGTAGTGGGGGCCTCGGGGGCTTTTGCTGGTTCCTGATCTGCCTTTTTTGCAAGCTGATCGGACAGTGCGTTAAACGCAATTTCTATACGACGATGCTCATCGTCATGCTTGGCCGTGCCACGCTTTGTGTCATTCTCGGGTATGGCAGATAGCGCGAGCTTTTTTCCAAACTCAGGCTTCTTGCCAAATGGGTGTTGCTTGGCCATCGCATTGGGTTACTTACTTTCCTTGAGGATCTTCGTTAAGGTATTTGCCGAAGGAGTTTCGGAAGGGATTGCCACTGGTCCCTCCTCCCTGAACGTTGGCTTTTGTTGATACTTGGGCGCCTTGCGGCATAGTGCTTGGCAGATAGCCGCCAACTCTTTCCTGATTCCCTTTGTACACGTTACTGACCTCATTGATGTTCTTGTGTCTCCAATCGGTATTGAGTGGATCAAAAGTTCGAGGATTGAGGCCAAGGTTGAGCATTTGATTCTGATAGAAGTTCTGCTGCGCTGCCAACAGCATATTGTTGGTGTTGCGAGAGCTTTGGATTAAAGCCTCCATCAGTCCGTTATGCGCGTTGCGAGCGTCTTGTCCGGCTTCACTAAAGCCAAGGAGTACAGGGTTTGAGTATTCCATTATCCTTCCTTACGTGTACCGTATAACATTTTTGCTATGTCGAATTGTTGATTCATCAGACCTTGAGCCTGACCAAATGCCTGATTGTTCCATGGACTCGCTTGCATCTGACGGCCTTCGTATCCGAGGCCAGCGGCGAATCCTGCCAGTGGGTTGGTGGCCGACTTACCTTGTGACCCGGCAACCATCGTCCCTGGGATCGAGTTCACCATTGCGTTGCCAAGCCCTGAACTTTGGGCTTCGAATGGCTTGACAAAGAGATTGTACTGAGTGGCCAGATCTTGATTGCGACCCTGCTCGGCTTGGGACATAATTCCGGCAGCTTGACCAGCGGCTTGTCCGGCAAAAGCATTTTGTTGTACCGCTTGTTGTCCGATGTTCGAAGAGTTCAGCGCCCCCATCTTATTGGCTACAGCCATCATTACTGCCGGGCTCGCTCCTTGCTTCTTGAGCTCATCAAGCATGGCCGAAGTCTGTGTGTTTGTGGATCTCTCGGCTGTCCGGGCTGCCGAATCCATGTTCCCTTGTGCTGCCCCCATGACGTTCTGAGCGATCATATTCTGATTGTTGTACGCCAGACGTCCTTCAGCCGAAGGGCCGAAGTTATTGTACTTCTGCATGTAGGTCTTGTTGACGGCGGCGCCCTTAAACCCAGCAGCGTTAAACATGTTGGCGTTCGCAAATTTGTCGGCGTCCTGCAAGAACCCCGATCCGGCCTCGCGGGTTTGACTGGACGTGGCGTCAGTCAGAAGCTTAAGGCCCATCGACCCAACGATCCCACCGATCCCGCCAAAAGCCATACCACCTAATCCGGAGAGTATTCCTTCGAGACTGAATGGTCCATCTGCCATAGTGGTAATAAGTTGTCGTTGTAACTCAATTGGTTCGTGCTAATTTAGCAAAGTTGCAATGAACTTCTATAAGTCGTTGAAAAACAATGTCCCATAAAGATAAGATTGCGCCGGAAGTCGTTACAGAACTCACAAAATTGATGGCTGAGAAGTGTGACGGATTCCAATGGGCGTTCGTTGTTCTCGATAAAGAGTCACCATTGATAAGCTGTAGGGCGACTATCTCAGGTTTATTCACAATGTCGGGAATTCTTCATGAAGAAGGACTCTATTACGCCAAGAAAAACTAATAGTCCGATGACGCGGACCGAGCAGAACATTGTTATCTCTGCCCCTCTCGGATTGCCAGAAAATGACGAGGTTGGTCGTATTAAGAGAAGCGTACAAACGCTTGATACTTATGCGGTTATTGCTCTCGATTCGTTGACGGAGATTACGCAAAACCGAGAAGTGGACGAAGAAGGGAAGCCCCTTGTGCGGCCAGAGGTTCGTGTCAATGCAGCCAAAGGAATTCTCACCGCCGGCTCGGAGTACGTCGCTCGCAGGTTCAAGATGTTAGACGTAGTTCAAAGGGAAGAAACGAAAGAGGTTATGACCTTCGATGAATCGAATCGTATCGCCGTTTATGATCAGGAGGCCGACGAGTGAAATTCGAAGATTACTTCACGTTCCAGCCAAAGCAATACGAGTGCTTTCAATGGATTAACAGAAAGAGCTACATCTACTACGGTGGTGCCCGTGGTGGAGGTAAGACCTACGCTGCCATTGGGATTGCCATGGCTGTTGCTTTGCAGTTCCCTGGAATTCAGATTGTAATTCTTCGTAAGTCGTTGGAAGAGCTCAAGCAGTACATCATCAAGAAGTTCAAAGCTACCTTCCCACAAGGTCCGCTCTACCGATACAAGGCCTCTGAGAAGACCGTGTATGTATACAATGGATCGCAGATTGCCTTTCGTCCGATGAGAGATATTAATGATGCAGAGAAAGAGCAGGGGGTGGGGCGTCACATGTACATCATTGATGAGGCAAATCTTATCAACGAAGACATCCTGATCATGCTTCGTGGATCGCTTCGAAACGGTGAAATCAAAGGGTGGAAGACTTGTACTCTATACACCGGGAACCCTGGCGGGGTCTCTGATTTGTGGTTTAAGGATCGATTCATTTATCCTCGTCACGAGAAATGGCTTCCGGAGGAGTTGGATGAAGCAGATGAATACGTCTTTATCCAAGCCTACTTGAAGCACAATCAGATTCTTCTTGATAATGATAAAAACTACATCAAGAAACTGATGAGCCAGCCCGAGCACCGACGCAAAGCGTGGCTCGATGGTGACTGGAATACATTTGCCGGACAGTTTTTTGAGTCGTGGAACGAAGAGCGGCACGTCGTCCCAGACTTTGATCCTCCGCCTGAATGGGCGCGCTGGCGATCTGTCGACTTGGGAAAAGGGACGCACCCGTCGGTCTGTCTATGGTTCGCACAGGATCCGCAGACGGGGATTGTGTATTGCTACCGAGAGGAATCAAACTTTGAAACACCAGCGGAATTTGCTCACGCAATTAATCGCAGGTCATTTGAAGGAGAGAGCTTTATTGCTACGTTCGCCGATCCTAATATCTGGGCGGAGAATAATGTTGTTTATGATAACGAACAATACTTCCGGCAGAACAATATCTTTCTGACTAAAAGCAGCAACAAAAGAAGCGTTGGGTGGGCTTCGTTAAAGCAGTGGCTTAATTGGAAAAAAGATGTGGCCACGAATAAAATTGTCGAGCCATATCTAAAGGTATGTAAAGGTTGTACTGGAGTAATTGAGACAATGCCAATTCTTCAGTACGCAGGACAGAACAAAGAAGATTGCAACACGAATCAGCTTGACGATTACGCCGATACACTCAGATACTTTGTCATGGGCATTCAGTATGGGTGGGTGTACAATGGTAGAGGAATGACAATAGCAGAATTTAACGAAGCCGAGCGCCGCGCAAAGCTGGAGCAGCAGGATCTTGTTGTGCTTTCTACCGAGAGAGTCGAAGACTACTACGAAGAAGAAGTCATGAGCGATTTTAATTATGCCGATTTTGGATTAGATAATTATTGAGGTTGTTATGAACAACATTGAGTTTGATATATCAACGCCTAAGTATGCAACTGAGTCAAAGCGGCTGGATGCCAGAGTTTCCAGTCGTGTCTTGCGTGACCTCGATACGGTCTACCCGCACTTCGAACAACTGTGGCGACGTGCCAGACGCAACGTTCGCTATGTGGCCAATGACCAGTGGGATGAGGTAGAAAAGGCTGCACTGCGACGTCAGCGACGGTACCCGTTTGTGTGGAATAAAATCAAACCCATTGTTGACTCTCTTTGTGGGACTCAGGTGCAGACCCGAATGGATGTCCACGTACTACCGGTTGAAATGGGAGATGAAAAGGACGCTGCGCTTCTCAACCGATTGGTTAAGTGGGCAGAGCAGATTAATAATTTGCCCGACATTGAAGCTCAGGTATTTGAAAATGGAGTTATTCAAGGGCTTGGTGTTACTCAGGTTCGTTGGGTGTTTGAGGACTTTGAATCCGGATATCCAAAGATTGAGCGCCTTCCAATGAATCAGTTTGTGTGGGACCTTAACGCCACGCAAATGAGTCTGGAGGACGCCCGTTGGCAAGCGAGAATAATTCCAATGATGCGTCTTGATGCGATTGAGTTGTTGCCTCAGTATAAGAATATCATTAACGAATCTCCACTGGTGGGAGAGCGATATGGTATTTGGGAGAATCTGACGAAAGCTCAGAGAGATATGAATACTACTCAGCACCGAGACTTTGATCGTAATCTGATCTTTCTGACAGAGCATTACGAGAAGAAGAGAGTGGTGAAGTATTTGGTCGTCGACACACTCAATGACAGCCAGGATGTGTTTGAAGCAAAGCTTGATGCCGAAGCGTTCTTAGAAGGATTGTTGGCCGTTCATACAAACAACGGCGATCCGCTGACCGACACCGAAGGCAATGAGACGGTTTTCATGCAGCCACTACAACAGGATGTTTTTGTTCAAACGATTCTTGTCGGCAACGACGCCGTTCAGCAGGTCACGACAGATCTTCCGTGCTTTCCGTACCAACCCTTCTTCTCTAACTTTATCGATGGGGAGTGCTGGGCGTATGTCGATGGAATGATTTCTCCGCAGAAGTTCTTAAACAGAATGATCTCAGAGCAAGACAACCTTATCGCTCGTGGCAACAAGCAACTTATGACGGTGATTGAAGGTCTGTTGCCAAAGGGATGGGACGCTGCCCGTGTGCAAAGAGAGCGCGGAGTTCCCGGAAAGGTCATCCCTATTCAGCGCGATGGAGCTATCAATGCAATTGATCACAAGCCAATCCCCTTTGAGTACGGGCAACTGGCCGCCTCTACCGCGCAGCACATCTTGGAGATGGGTGGCGGGGCCAACATCATGGGACTTCAGGAGAACGCCGCCGAATCCGGAAAGACCGTCAAGGCTCGGCAGGCTGCCGCCGGTCTATCGCGGGTAAAACTTTTTGCCAACCTTCGTTCATGGAGAAAGCAAGTAACCGAGATGATGCTTTGGCAGATGAAGGAGTACTTGAACGACCGTCAGATTATCCGAGTAGTCGGGACGGATCAGGACGTGAACTACTACAAACTCAAGAAAGACGATCTGGACAGAATTAAGGATATGCGAACCGATATTTCCATTGAGCCAACGGTGGAGTCGGATATCGCCCGTGAGGAGACGTACAATCAAATCCTCCAATTCCTGCAGACCGGCGCTGGCGCGGCTCTGGATCCAATGACGCAAACGATGTTACTCCTGGAGTCTAACCCGTCGATGCCGCGAGAGATCAAGAACAAAATCATTAGCATGAGTCAGCAATTCCAAGCATTCCAGCAATGGCAATCCGAGCAGTCTAAGATTCAGAAGAACGTTCAATCCGTCGAGCAGACGCTTGAGAAGAGTGGTATTAAAGGTATGATGGAAGGCGCCATTGCTCAGTATGTAGGGACAATGAATACGGTGGCCGAGCCACAAGAAGAACCTGTGTAAAATTTTTTGTTATACATCCTTAGTGTTTTCAATAATTTGCATCTAACACTTAACAAGGGAACCATTTATGAGTGACACAACACTTCCGCCGGTCGAGGATCTTGTAGCAGATCCCGGGTTGCCGGTAGAAATACCAACGGATACTGTTGACGATCAACAAGATCCGCCGATTGAGCCAGTAGCCGATCCGGTTGAAGATGCTTTTATCGTCGATTACCAAGGCCGTGAGGTCGAAGTATCAGTAAACGATCTGCCTGAGCTCATCGCCTTGCGCGAGAACCGGGCGGCAGAATTGGCTTCTCTGGAAGCCGAACGTAATGAAGTGCTGAAATACAAAGACTTGCTGAATTTCATTAACAACGACGACTTTGCCCAACGGGTACTCAGTTATCGAATGGACCAAGGCAACGACCCAAGAAAGATTGCGGAGTTTTTGTATAACCACTACACCAAAGAACCTGAAATGGACCCGAACGAACTTCCAGAAGTCCGCGAAGTAAAGACGCAACTTTCTCAGCTCGAGAAGAAACTGCAGGCGCAAGAACAGGCCTCAGCGATTCAGGCGATGACCAACGAAAACTCACGAGTGATCAACGAAGCTTGGAATGGCCTCGGTCTGGCAGCGAAAGAAGGCGACTATCCGAAGGTTGTGGAGGCCATCAACGCCGTTGGTTCAAGACTCTACAATGTTCCGAACTTCAACATTGCTTCTGTCAGACTAAACAAGGATATGGTCGAGGCGATTCTGGAGCGAGCACAAAAGGCTTACCCGGGTCTGATTCAGACCGCCAATCCGAGTCAAGTCAAGAACAACGCGGTTCCTGGCGTTCGCCGGGTTCTCAAGCAAAAGTCACCGGTTCAACAACTCCCCGGCTCTGCTGGTGGAGGAGCCAACAGGGTCGCACCTGCTGATAATACGCCCGTAGAAGCGTATTCACCGCGGGCAGCCCGAGAGAAGTACGCAAAAATCTTTGGATGATCTACTTGTAGCGGGTTAGAGAAAGAATCCAAACTCCATGTAATAAACTTTTGAGGATATTCCTATGCCAAGTACAGGATCAACCACCAGATTAGGGACGCGGACAACGCAGAACCATAATCCGCAAGATCTACTTCCGGATGTCGACGAAATGCTTCGTCGCGTAGATCCTACTTTGCTGCAGTTTACGACTCTGCTCGACAAAATGCCGAAAGGCAAAAAGCCCCGCACGAATCGTATCGACTGTCGCGAGTACCGTCCCTTCGACTACCTCGACCAGATTACTGGTATGACGGTAGGCATTAGTGGTAACAATGAAACCCGCTATGCGAACATTACCGTCGCGCAGCGCTCGCTCATCGCGACCACTCCAACCGACATGATTTACCAACCGGGCGACCGTCTCGTTATTGTCGAGACCGGCCAGGTTGTTGAAGTCATGGCGACTCCGACTGAGAACATCAGCGGCCTTCCTTCCTTCTCTGCCGCCCTTGTTGGCAACGGCACCCAGCTCCCGAACCCGGGGCACATCATTGTTCGCAACATCCAGCCTGTTGCAATTATCGATCTTTCCAGCGCTCTTCCATGCTTCTTGAAGTTCATGGGTCACGGCTTCTATGAAGGTCAGCCGATGGAGTCAAAGTCATGGATGCGCGATCCTGTGTACAATTACAACTGGCTCGGCAACACCGAAAAGGTTATTGAGTACACGGAGGAAGAGACAGATCTGATCATGACCCGCGGGTCAATCAGAGACATTGACTTCCAGAAGGAAGAATCCTATCAGGAAATCAAGACCGACGTTGAACTCATGCACATGGACGGCAAGGGTGCTTTTGATGCGGTTGTTCGCAACAAGCCCAAGCTGCACATGCGCGGACTTCTGGACTTTGTAAACACGAACCAAATGGTTTACAATCCTCTGGCAGCCAACCTCAACTTCGAGCAATTGATTCGTACGTGGATGACCAACCAACTTTTCCGCTACTGTCCCGATGGTATGCGTAAGCTGGTTCTGGTCGGCGAACGTCTTTCTGATGCGTTTATGCAAGTGTTTGATGTCTATCGCCGCAAGGATATTTCCGGTGGACAGCAAGCGAATCTTGCGGGTGTGAGCTTTACGTCGTATGAATTTAACGGTCGCGTGATCGACCTTCTGACATATCGTCACTTCCGGATTGAAACCCCTCAGGCATGGTGGGCACTTGGCGTCAATCTGCCACAGATTGAAGCTCGTCCGCACACCGAGTATCGCTTCCGCGATGCGACGCTTGCTGATCAACGTATCATCAAGCACGTCATCGAGTGGAAGGGTTCAATGGCTGTTCACCTGGAAGAAACACACGCATTACTTCGTACTGCATAACAAGGAGAACATTCATGAGATACATTAGTAAAAATCAAGACTTCACACTCTTGTTCGACACCGGGGATGTTACGCCTCCGGTTAACGATCCGCAACCAAAGGCGGCATATAAGTTCTTCCGAGGAGAGCTTATTGTCGGCGACCCAACCACAGACGGCGGTAACGACGAGATCGATTTTGACGCGCTCATGACGATCATCCCGACCGCTTCTGGTAACGACAGTAAGGGTCTGAACTCTTACTTCTGGGAAGCCCCGTACTTGGATGAGAACGGAACTCTCGAAGTTGGCAAGTACTACAAGGTTATTCTTGCTCCAGTTACCTACGACAGCAATGAGCTGGAGGAGCACGATGTATTCCTTTGCGTATCCGGCACGACCAGCTTTACCGGTAGCGGTACGGTTGCTCTCGAGCTCGATCCGGTGTACTGGCCAACCATAGAGTTGAACCAACGTGCCAATGCTTACCGTCTGGCCAATCTTTCGTCGGCTCAAGACGAGGCATCATGGAACGACAAGACCTGGCAACAGGACCTCCCGTCGGATCCATACGGCTGGACTCGATAACATATACCAACGGGCCGGGTTCGCTTTTCCCAGATCCCCGGCCCTGAGGTTTTATTCATAACCATAGGAACCAGTTATGCCTCCACGTAAAAAGTCGGTAGCTGAACAAATGCTTCAGCCAGATCCGGTGCTCCTCAATCCTGAGCACTATGACGACGCCCTAACCTATACTTCCGAAAAGTCCGTTGTTGCAAAAGAGGCGGTCGCAACTGCGGAGTATTCGAATCTGATTGAGAAGGGCGACAAGATTTTGACAGAGTCGGTGTTGGACGCCGATGATGATGCAGCCAAGCTGTATGAGCTTGAAGAAAAGATGCGAGCATCTGATCGCTCGGTTACGTTTGTCTCGGCCAACCGCGGTCTTCACGTAATGGCAGAGATCATACGCCGCAATCACAGAAACGAAGTTGTGCGTGTCAGTAAGGTCATTGAGTTCAGAGGTGGTCTTGCCACAATTACTGATCCCTATGAAATTACTGCGATGCGAAAGCACAAGTCATTTGGTGGTGATGGTTCGAAAGACCCTGATGTATCTCCCAACGGGGGAGAGCCGCTGTTCTGGGAGAATGCTTTCCCGAAGTGGAAGGCAGAGATGATCAAGCAGCACGAGGCTCAACTTCGATCAACCCGATGGGAGCCGCCGGAATACGATAGTATTTCAGCTACGGTGTAGTGTTGCAGTACTCTGTAACAATAAGGGCTGCTAAAAGGTGGCCTTTTTTATTATAGAAAAGGAGGAGGCATGTCGGAGCTTATTACGCCATTGGCGCAATACGGAGCACTTGGGATACTGTCTGGGATACTGGTGTTCTTTTTGATTAAGATTGACAAGAATCACCGTGAGGACAGAAAAGAAGCGATGTTGATGGTGCAAAAGCAATATGAAAAGATGAACGAGAATCAAGAGTCACACCACAAGTTGCTCAAAGAAATGGATGAACGGCGCCATAAAGAAACGCTGGATTTGACGGAGGTGCTGTCAGACATTAAACACTTGATACGACAATGAGCTATGTTTTTGCAATTGGTATTTACGGCGTGTTGTTCGTCTGTTCGTGTTTTTTGACTTATGGGTTTTGGAAGTCAAAGAACGGTCATTTGCGGAAGCTTTTGATTGCGCTCTTTGCTTCAACGGCTTGGCGATGCTTTGTAGAGTTCACTCAGTACTTCTGGCTTATGCAGGGCCGTCAACTCTTGGACTGGAATACGCACAGAATTCTTGCGAATGTTCCGCTTGTAGTTACCATGTTCATTTTTTTAGTCTACGTATTGGAGAGAGACAATGAATGAAACAGACTTCGAGTACGGGCATCATGTTCTCATTAATGTGGTTTTGTCGTTTCTTGCAGTGGTTGTGGTGGATATGAACCATTGGATCAACTATCAGTTTGTGTCGATCATGTGGTTCATCCCGTCATTTGGGATGACGATGCTTTGGTATGTAGACAAATACATTCTTAAAAGCTCAAACACCTATGTTGAAATCGTTGTCAACAGGAATGTGGCCTATGCTATCTGGATGCTTTGCTTCACGCTTCTTATTGTCATTGGGGTTGCTGCTGCTTTCATGCTCTATTTCAGCCTCAAGACAGGAAGTGCCTAAGCACTTGTGGATCATGCGTGGATGGGTTGGCTTGCGGGAGCACGGGCAGAACAGAGGCTACCCATTCGACGAATCCAATAAGTTCGTCGGCAACCCTCCGGGGGCGCCGTGCTGCGCTTCCGTTGGATCGAGAGCTTTGTACCTCGGCGGGCGGTTAAAGCCGAAGTCGGGACTGGCTCGGAACATGCGGACGCAGGAAACTTTTTCAGCATGGGATGTCATCAATGGGCGCAAGGAAATTTATGAGGGTGACGGACTTATCTGGCAGAAGGGCAAAACAGTTTTTGGGCACTTTGGATTCGCCGATGAACATTGGAAGAGATTTTCCGGGCGGACGGTTGAGGCCAATACTTCATCTGGAACAAGAGGCAGTCAATCGAATGGAGATGGAATTTATCGTAGGACGAGAGCGATTTCCCCTACGGCGTATTTCAGAATTGTAGCGGTAACGCCACTGCATGAAAAACATTAATCGAGATACCGCCCTTCTAATAGTCGTTGCAATGGCGTTTACCTTTGCTATGTCGTCATGGTTGCAGAACTGCAAGCAAGACGAGATGGGAGTTGAGCTGGCAATGCTGCAAAGATCCATTGAGATTCGTGACAGCGTTCACGCGGAGAACCGTCGGCAGGATTCGATCTTGATTGACTCTATCAAGAACATCAAAGCGGCGGCGACCTACTACCGCGAGAAGCAACGTCATCCGAAAGTTGACTCAGTAAGAAGTGGTGCAAAGAAGATTCTCATTGATATGTTTATCCCGCAATGAAGTATCTGGTTATCATATTGGCTCTGTCCTTCTCTGCACTGGCGCAGGATACGTGCTTTACCAAAGCGCAGCTTGACGCAATCGCAACCGGGGCGCTGGCTCTTAAGTGGAAGTATACCTACTGTGACTCGGCCAGCGTGAAGGACAGTATCACAATTGCTCTGCAGGACTCGTTGCTCAAAAAGCGACTTGATGACATTAAACTTCTCGAGCAACAAAGGGTGGATGAGGCCAAAGCTCATGCCATCATTGTCAAGAAGTTAGAGGCGCAGCGTAGTACGTTCTGGGATAAGCTCCTATATGCCTTGGCCGGATTCGGTGCAGGGTATATTATTATTCACAAATAGGGAGAGTTATGAAGTATTTGGCCATGCTATTGTGTTGTGTTACACTTAGCGCACAAGGAAAGGCTATTACCGAGCTTGGGATTACCTTTCCAATTAAAAGCAGCGTGATCAAGAACTACGTTTCGACTAACGGGGTCAGCGCACTTCCACTGACCTCAGGATATTCGAGTGGAGTGGAGATTGGCCGGCACGGCGTCATCTCAAATCAGGCGACGGTTGGTGTCTTGGCCAATGCCAATATGTTCCTTGCCTCTGACTCTACGTGGATGAATCAGATATATCAATTGGATGTCTTCTTGACCGGTAGACTGTACTTCGATGAATCCTGGAGGGGAGGCGTTTACGCAGAACTTGGCGCAGGCCCGGAGTTTTCTGCAGCGAAATTCAAAGGTGCTCCACTTGTGTATCAGATCAACATTGGAGCCCGGTTTGGTGTAGGATATAATTACAAATTCACAGATGATGTAACAATAGGAATCGCGCTTGTGGCCGCCCCATCTCTGACCATGTCTGATTTCATGGATGGAGTGAAGGTGAGAGCAAGTATGCTTTGGTAGTCATACCCGCTACAAGGTATGGTCCGCCGCACTGAGCATGGTTCCTGTAAGGTGCGGCAATTTTTACAATGAAACACTTCAACGCCACAGCCGACACAACAATAAGCACTGGATCCGGTGTTCTACTTGGCCGTCGCTGGGCGCCCCCCGGATACATTATTCCTACCGCTGCCGGGGTTGTCAATGATGATTACACAGAAATCCGAATCGAGTCCGAAAACGGTCTTGATTGGGAGGTGACGGAGACCAGTATTACAGTCTCCGGTAGCGACGTGTACTACAATCGTGATGGTGATTTCATTACCTCTTCGACCGGTGATCGGATTAACTTTCGAGCGGGGACGAAGAAGATCATTTTTACTATCAGTGAGAAGTGGCTGAACAAGCCCGATTGGGATGATATCCTTCTTGATTCGAACGGAAACATTCTGATTGACTCTAACGAACTAATCCTTACCCGGTAATGCTACACGTTGTCTTTGAAACTGACGCCCCAACCACTGCCCCGACCGAGATCGGGCAGCACTGGTTTGATGTAACAAACAAGAAGTCGTACATATCCGTTGGGACGGACGACGTGGACGACTGGAAGGAAACGACAAGCTCCGGAATTACCGGATCCGAATATACTGGCAGCAATCTTGGTTCAGGTGTGGCCGTGTTCGCACAGTTAGATGGGACAGACTTTCAGTTTAGAACCATTGAGGCCGGGCCGAATATTGGAATTGAAGTTGTTGGCGACACGATTCTTATTTCTGGGACGGCGTCGGTTTCTGGAACGGTCTCTGGGACAGGGTCGGACGTAGGAGCGCTTGGAGTATTTGGTAACAACCCCTCATCAGAAGTCACAGCAGAGGGATGGGTAAAGGCAGACGGCAGCACGGTTGATGGGTCTCTATATCCCGATGCCGTTCGGCGCAGAGTTCTGACGATGTTAGACAGCGGAAGATGGGCGGCTAATCTTGCGACGACGACGTATGACTTGAATCGAGATAGATTTATTGCGTGCGATTATCAAGAGAAGTTAGCTTATAGTGATGATCGCGGTCAGACATGGACTCTGCTTAATGAAGGTACTGTATACCTAAACGGGTTTAAGGTTATTGTTCTTCCGAATGGAGATTACCTTGCGGTTGGCTTCTCGGTTGAAGGTGACGGGAGATGCGCTATGTACTCTCTCGACGGAGGGGATAGCTGGTCGGAATGTGCGGCCTTTGATCCCACGGTTTATTTCCTTTCTTACCCTTCAAGTCATGTTATTATTGGTGACCAGCTTCTTGTTTGTGGTGTAGAGGGTAATATGGCCCGTGTTTTTTATTATGATATATCCGGGGGAGACTATACTGGAGCATGGACAAGTATAGCTTTGCCTGACTTCCCAAATGCACTTGCCGGACAGGCCAATGTTATTTTATACGATGTTACTCATGCCAGGCTCATGGCTATAGGTCGAACCAACAGGAATTCTGGGGCATATTGGACCGCGCCAATCTCCGATATTACGGCATGGACAGCAGGCGACGATCCGTTAATTCAAGGAACTCCAGCAACTATTACGGTAAGTTGTACTGATAATTTTGTAGATGGAGAATCAATACAACTTTGGAATCCTCTTACGTTTATGGATTCACCGTCGGATCCGTTCCATGTTCAAATAGGAGCAACGCTCGAGGATACGCTAAATAATCTTGCCGCAATGATTCAAGACGGGATACTATATGACAGTGGATTTTATACATCAACACACGACGCGACTTCAATAACGCTTGAGACGTGGAACGCCAGTTATGCTGAATCATATACAGGCATTACGGTCAATGCTGCAAACGCTACGGCAGGTCCAACTGTTGGTGGATCGGGTCCTTATGAGTTATATGATGCAGTATTTGACTTGAACCAGGGAGCAATTGTTATTACAAATCTTAGATACAATCAAGCTCAAGATCGTAATTGGCTTGTAGTATATTATTCTACAGGATCAAGCTTTTCCTCTGTAGAAACACCGCAACTGATAGATGAGAATTATAGAGACAATGGCTTCTGGCTGGTTGATGGAAGATATTACTTTCGACTTAGAGACAATTCTGATTTGTTCCTAAAATTGACAAGTACAACTTTTGGGAATTTTGATAACTGGACCGTTCATGATTTTGACTTTTTTAGTTATGCAGACCCAGATGCCGTTGACTCAGCTTATCCCATATCGCTCATGAACACAGGATTAGAAAAGTATTTTTACGCATCTTATGGTAAGGGATTTGTTGCCGAGGATCTAACAGGATCATTCGAAGTGTTGCCTCATATTGGAGTGCCAGCAACGTATGGAGTCCCTAATATGGGCGGTAATTTTTACATTAAACTACTCTAATGGTACACGTCAAATACGCAACAGCACCGCCGACAACGGCTCCTCTTAGAGCTGGTCAGCACTACATTGATACAGTCAATAAAGTCAACTATCTCTCAATCGGAACATCTTCGGTTGATGATTGGGTTGAAGTCGGGTCAAGTTCGATCTCAAATATGTCTGAGATCAAAGCAGCAGTTATTAATAGTATTCTTACCGACGGGACGGACGTCTTGGTCGGAGAGGATGGAAATGTAATCTACGAGGACTAACATGGCACAGCATACCTTTTCGGCATCTGGCGTTCCGAGTTCGGCGCCGTCAAAAGTAAATCAGCACTACTGTAACCTGACAACGGGCGACCTGTATATTTCCAAAGGAACGTCCAGCGTGGACGATTGGGTGTTGCTTGGCGAAAGCGTTCCGGGCTCCGGGCTTGCTATAGTCCAGCAGACGAACGCCGACTGGCAGTCGGATATGACAGTGTACGATCTTGGTACACTTATGGTCGATACCGACAATCCTACGGCGCTGAAGTTCGCCGATGGAGTGATGGTTTACACAGATATCACTTTTATCAATCACCCGTTTAACCAGATACCCGGTGGGATTGCTGGAGACTTTTACGATTATCCTGCGAACGATCAGATTCACATTCGCCTTCGTTCGGATACGGCGGCAAATTGGACGTCAGAGAATCCAACTCTGATGTTGGGAGAGGTTGGGGTTGAGACTGATACTTTGAAGGCAAAGTTCGGCGATGATACTACTCCGTGGAACTCTCTTGGCTATTGGTATGATCCAACGGTAACGGCAAGCGGGGCGCTTTTAGCCGCAAACAATCTTTCTGACCTTGATGACCCGGCCACGGCCAGAACAAACCTTGGTCTCGGTGATGTGGCTGAGATTAACAGAGGTGGGTCGAGCACGAGTCTTTACCTGCGCCAGGATGGTACGTGGTTCACTCCGGCCACTGATGTCGGAGGAGTGGCGTGGGGAGCGATCAGCGGAACGATTGGTGATCAGACGGATCTTATTGCGGCAATTGCAGCCGCCGGTACAAACCCAGCGAAGTACTTTTTGATGAGTGCTTATGCTACCAGCGGTACCGGTACTCAAGGAGACCCGTACACTGGTTGGGAATCAGTTATCGACAATACTACCTCAGGCAACTACAACCATTATCACTTCGATGAAGGAATGTGGTTCCGCACCGATGTAGGCATCGAGCTCGGTCAGACAACCCGTGGTGTTCACATTAGCGGTCGTGGAAGAATTGTGTACGAAGGCGTGTCAAATGTGCCGGTGCTATCCTTCCACAATGTAGGCGGATCAACGGACGCCGATTGGTCAGAGTTCAACATCATCGAACAGGTAATCCTTGACGGTGGTGATAACGCAAGTCACGGATTCTACGCTACGCAATTCCACAGAAACCTCCTTCGCGATGTAGTTGTCGTCAATGCACCGATTGGGTTCTATACAAGTTGGGCTGTGTGTGCCTATCACATTGGCCCGGCGTGTTCGCACGGATACGAAGTATCAAGTCGTCAGGATATTGTCACGGGTATGTACCTTGATGGAGCATCAAACTCGGCGGTAATCATCAATCCGTTTATGGAGTCAACGACCGGTACTGCAATTTCTATTAACAATACCAATAATATTTCCATTATTGGCGGAAGTTTAGAAAATGGGAATGTTGGGTTGGCCACTTCAAACTCCAAGTGGATTACCTTGATGAATCAAGACGACGAGGTAAATGGTGGGGGCGATGTTCAGGTTGGCGGCAGTTGTGATTATATTGTAATTCAGAATTGTCAACTCCAGGACGGCGTCCGGTTCCAGAGTGGTAGCAACAATAAGATTGTTGATAGCAATATATGGGGCACACTTACGATTGACAGTGGGGTTACGGTGGTCAGTGATAACTCGGTTATTGCGACACTTTCAAACTCTGGTACATTTATTGACCGCGATCAAGGAAATATCCGAATTAATACCCAGACCTCGGACTATACACTTGTCGCTGCCGATGCCGGAAAGATGGTGTTGATTTCATCAAGTTCCCCACATGCGCTTACTGTTCCTCCGAATTCATCTGTCGCCTTCTTAATTGGAACTGCGATAGACGTAGCTCAAACCGGGACCGGAGCAGTGACCTTAACGCCGGGGTCAGGGGTTACGATTAATTCAGCCTCAGGGAATCTTGTTACCAATGGTCAGTATACTGCTTGCACGCTCTACAAAACTGGAACAAATACATGGCTTGCGGTAGGAAACTTAACAACCTAAGATTATGTTTAGATCAGGAATTATATCAAGTACTGGAGTTGCTGGATCGAGTGGTGGAGGTGGGTCGGATGCTGATGCTGACGCATTTCTGGCGGCAGCAGGGATTTCCGACGCAACAATCTCCGGAGCAATAACACAGTTTTGTTTAGATCTGAAATCTGCAAGTATTTGGACTAAGTTTGTTGCAGTGTATCCGTTTGTCGGAGGAACATCATCGACCCATAAGTACAATCTAAAAGATCCAAACGACACCGATGGTGCCTATCGTCTTACGTTCGGTGGCGGTTGGACGCACGACAGTACGGGCGTCACTCCCAATGGTACGACCGGATACGCTGATACTCATATCAACGCTTCGACAGATCTTGACTTTCACGACGTGAGTCTTTCGGTGTACTTTGGCAGCGATACTGGTCCAGGGAATAAGTGCTGGTCTGGTATTCACGATCATGGCTTGGGTGACCCAGGTTGGCAACACATGGGCCATGTTGATTACTTTGGCGGAAGTAAGTACTTGGCCGATACTGGCGACTTTGGTTCTGCTCGACTATATGCTGATTTGACCGGTGGCACATGTGATGAACAAATGCTTACGACAAGCAAGATCGGTACCGGGGCGAGCAACCACAAGCTCTATCAGGAAGGTGTCGAAATTGGAAGTATTAGCTCTGATTCTGGCTCATTTCCGAATGATACTGTATACATCGGCTGCACTCACACAGTAGGAGCCGGGACCGAAGCAGGAACATTCGATGACAACCAGTACAAGTTCATTGCATTTGGATTGGGATTAAACGGGACAGAGGCGGGTGCACTAAGTACTGCGGTTCATGCGCTTCAGTCGACTTTAGGAAGGTAGTAATGCTCGGTCATCACGGCATAGCAGTAGCAGGCATCACGAATTATCCTCTTGGCCCAACCGGAGGACGGCTTCCGGGGCTTCGCTATAAGACTCGGGAGAAGATGATTCTCTCGGTGGCTGCAGAGCGCCGCCGGGTTCAGTTCGTGACGCGTGAGAAGCAGAAGGCAGAGGCCGCCACGGAGAGAAGAAAGGTCCGCTATAAGACACGGGAGAAACGTGTTTCATACAGGGCTAATGTACGATAACTTCTTGATGTATTTTTGAGACATGAGAGAATTAGACGACTATCCAATGCGCGAGGTGATTCGCGGAGACAGACTTGAAATCAATCTTCAGGTTGTGAAAGTCGTTGATTATGAAGAGGTTGTGCCGGACATTACAAACTACACCTTCATCTTCTCAATCAAAGAAACCATTGAAGATTCGATGTACATTTACCGGGACGTCTATGATGGTCTGGTGGTGGGAGGGATAACCCTTACGGATCCAACAAACGGGTGGATGAGAATTGTTGTTGAGGGTGGGTTAACGACATCCTGGGATCTCAAGGATTACGTCGCCGACGTGCAAATGCTTGATGATCAAGGGGATGGGCCGTACACAGTCAGAAAAGAAATCATTAGAGTCAAATCAGATATAACGAGGTAGCCATGAACGAACTATTTTCTCCGCCGACCGCGGTACCCGACGACTTCACCTTGGGCGTGTCCAAGAAGAAGGACAAGAATAGCATTATGGATCGCAAGGCGTTTCGTCTTGGCGTTCAGACGGCTATCAACGCACAGACTCAGCAAAGTTTGAATCAACAACAGTCCCAACTCCAGAACGCAACCATGCAGTTTCTTCAGATCCAGGCTCAAGCGGCCTTGGGTCAACAGGCTCTTGCTAATCAGCACATGCAGCAGAGCCAGGGCGGCGGACCTCAGGAGATGGTACATTATCACACAGCCTTGCCTAACCAGATGCCTCAGTGACCACTTATCAAATGATAGATCGGTTGAGGGACATGCTCGACGATCCAAAAGGTGGGCCAAGGAAAGTCGGTGAAAGTTACTCAGACCTTGAAATAATCAGCCAGCTCGACATTTCGACTCTGGATGTGACCCGTTTTTTCTATGAGAACCGGGCGATCTTTCGTTTGCAGCGCCTTGTCAAGGTCGAACAACTACAGATCTTAGGCGATCCCTATACCTATTCCAACTTCACAGACGGGCTCTTTGTACTTCGGTGTACCTTTGGCCGTGTTCCGGCGCGGATTTATACCGGAGGACTCGGGGATATCTTTGAAGCGCCGGATCATTACGCGGTGATGGTCGAAGGGTCAGACCTGGTTTTTGTTGGCGGACTCAATCTTGATGCGTGGTTTTGGTACATCAAAAAGCCAAGATTGTGGGGAGGAAACTTTTCTCTGGATCACACAGACTTCGAGCGGTCGGTCTATAACGCTATTGCTTATCACGCCGCCGGAACGCTGGCCATTAAGAACGAAGGAACAGAAGACGCAAGAACAGCCAATCGATACTTGTCCTACTACGGGCAACTTATCGGCAAGCTCGCGGAGGCCTCGTCTATGCAAATCATTATGGACGAGGTGGTGATGTGACCGTACGGCAAGCAGTCAATATCGTTCGAACAATGCTCGACCAAAGCGGGGAGGAGTTTTACCCAATTGTGGAAATCCTCATTGCGCTTGAAGACGCTCAGATCGAGAAGGCGCGGGAGTATTATCGCAGTGGTCGGCGGGAGTACATTCAAAGTCTCTATGTCGGAGAGTCAATGGTAAACGGCGGGCTCACGGCCAGAGGTGACGTAAGTCATGTTTTGACCTATGACCCAATGTTTTTCGAGGCGTGTTTTGTTCGGATGTATCCGGATGAATCTTCCGCTCGAAGATTTGCTATCTACATGGACCCGGCCAGATATGCTGAGTATCAGTTTTCGAACCAGGGTGTAGATGGAATTCGAACAGGGAAGCTACAGTATACTTTTGCCGGTAATGTCCTTCGTCATAACGGTGCGGACGACGGCGCAGGGGTTTACGCAGCCAGAGCGGTGTATTACCGCGAGCCTACGATCCCCTCGATCTCAACGGCATTCTTGCTACCGGACTATACCCATGGCGATATCGTGGACCGGGCGGCCAAAATGCTCAATGAGAAGAACCCAATTAACGATCATGAAGCAGTAGGTTTAACAAGTGACATTATTCAAAGGAAACAGTAATGGCAGGAAGCACAACAAGACTCGGCGTGAGAACAACACAAACTCACAATCCTCAGGATCTTAAACGGTGAGAGAACATTCCTCCATGTTGGTTCGTGAGGTGATTGATATCATCCAGGATCAGCTTTCTTTGTACGAAGACCGAACAAAGGTCGACGGCAAAACAATCTGGCGCTTTCTTAACAACGCCAGAAGGGAGGTGTTTTCTCGAATGATACCAGTGAAGGAGCAGGGATTTACCAAGGTGGTTCAGCTTGGACACGGTAGTCCATTGCCGGCGGATTACTCGCGAACAATTCGCGTGTATGCTACAACTTCAGTAGGAATAGTCGAGTGCCGGCAGGCTGATCCTCGTGAGTGGTGGGACGTTACCAACCCGACCCGACAAAAGACCTTTACCTCTGGTAATGCCAGAAGCCCGGTGTATTGTCTGTGGGGAGAGATCTTAACGGGCGGGCGGGTGAGTCGGCTGGATAATACCTTAGGGATATTGCCACTAACACTCACTGACCCGAATCGTGACAAGGTGTTTTTCTACATTTCTCCATCGGTCTCTGCGACTATGGAGTACAATGGGAATTATGGCGACCTTCCGGTGGACGTCAATGGGAATCCTGATCTTGGAGTATCGATACAAGTTCCCTATGAGTATGAGGAGCTGGTTCTACTTCTAACCAAGTGGAGATGCTTTCTCAAGATCATGGATAAGTCTAAGTGGATTTCACTTAATCAAACAATGATGAGCGAGGAACAGAGACTACGAAAAGCCTTTATTGCCCGGGAGCAGACCAAGAGTCAAGAGTTGTTGACCTTGATTGCCCCGCAACCATCAGTAACCCCTGATCTATAATGCCGCATACTTGCAAGACATACATGGAAGAGGCGATGCTGAGGCTTAACCGGTACGAAGTTCAGGCCGAGCTCGACGACGGTTCAGCAGAGATGCTGGTCAATCTTGCGCGCCGGGATGTGCAACTGGCCACGATAGGTCTGTTCCCCGAACGCTACGCAGGCATTCACCGTCTTGACTTGGAGAACAATTTTCTCACAAGTGAGCTGCAGGAGTTCCGTCAAGTGATTACCAGAGGAGGCCTCCCGGATACTATTCGCTGGTATGGTTATCAACTCCCGGACGACTTCATTGAAGAGGTGGCTGTTTACGTAAAGTCAGAGGCCAATGGAGATTGGTGGCGAGCCCGAAAGACCACAAAGCAAGAGATGTGGGCGGTCTCTCGTAGCTCAACGCTGGCTCCGACAGTAAGAGAGCCAATGTATTTCGTGGAGAAAGACACTGATTCTGATGCTTATCGAATTGCCTGTAGTCACGGAGGAACGCCGATCATTGCTTCTGAGTGGATTGAGGTTTGGTACAAGAAAGCCCTGCGCTGGCTTCAGATGTTCAACAGCGACTACCAAGGGAATCCTGATGAGTCGGACATTGAGGTGGCGATGAATTATGAGTTCGAGGAATGGGTGGTCTACCGGCTTATGATCCGGGTTCTGGAGAAGCTTAATTGGGCAGACCAAAACATCAAACAAATCATTGATTTGGATATTCAGCGAATTGTATCTTTATCGAGTTCAAACTTTAGTACAAGTATCGACGAAGTTGGGATATTGGTGCCGAGCAAGAGACAGACCTGGCCGGTCCCAACGTACGAAGTACCACATGAGGCTCCGCAACAATGACAACCTGGCACGAATACTACGACGACTTCGAGCAGAAGATCCGGCTCTACCAACAGCGACTTCCAATGACGGAAGTTTCTTTCATGCGTCTGGCCTCAGAAGCACTGCAGGCCGCAGAGCGTCGGACGGTTGTTGTCGATAACACTAAGACGATTTCCGGTACGGACGGGATTACCTTTGACCTTACGACAGCGGGTGAAGGGTATGATGTGCTGATTCTTCAAAAAGTTATCGATCCCTATGGTGCAGAGATAGTGCCTCAGTCTGTCAGTCAGAAGCAAGACAGCATGGAACTGGCATACTATGGGCTTAACGAACCTCCGCACCGATTCTCTCGCGGGAAAGTAGGGACCACGATTGGCACTACGTCTGGGTACGAACACCGAATCTACGATTCGAATGGTTCGCAGATCAGAGTCTATCCGGCGCTCAGACCCAGTGATGTTCTAACGATACAGTACTTTGTTGAGATCCACAAGTTCTCCGCAAACTCCCCGCAGTGGGCGGCGTTCTTTCCGCTTAACACCGCCTTCGGTACGGCCTTCGAGCTGGCTCCGCCACTGGAATGGCAGCAACTCGACGACTGCATGATGGCTTATTGTGTGATGGAGTACCTGATTAATATCGGTAATCCGAATTTTGTTGTTTGGCAGCAACGCTACGAACAGGCTTTGCAGACAGTGAAAGACAATCAGCAGACATTCTTCACAGAGGGCGCGACCCCGTATACAACTACGCCTCATGGCTTCTAACAAACAGGTCATATTTCCCAACCTGGGACTTGCGATGAATCCTCAGCCTGATGCCATTCAGGATGGACAGGCCTCTGATATGTTGAACCTGCGCTTTAACAAGCTCGGGTATATGGTCAACCGCAATGGAGTGAAGGCATTTGACTTTGTGGAAGAAGTGATCCCGGTTGCCTCGTCTCTTACAGAAAAGACACACGGGGCTATGCAGGTCGGTGAGTTTATTCTGTCTCATAAGGTGATTGATTACGTGACTTTTACCTGGGCGCATGATCTTTCGGACAATCAACTTCGTGCTGGTGCGGTTCGAATTGAAGATCACGATGAGACGGCAGAAATCTCCTATCCGGAATTCGACAGATTTATGGTCTTTGCTCTTCGCAACGAAGGCAATCTGATGAATCTGTATCTCGTTCCCTTGGTTCCGTTCGAGCCGGGGAATTATTTATCGAATCAGAAGTCAGACATACGAGTTTCGATCTATGCCAACAACAATGACATTGCATTCTTCTGTGCTCCTGAAACGCCGGAAGGTAACGCTAAAGGTCCCATGCTCGCTCCGTCGCGCAGACTCAGTCGCAGCATTGACGGAAGTTGGATTGACGAGAACGGTACGATAGATGATCTTAATTGGATTGATCACTACATTGATTTCATTCAGTACAACAAGTCCTTTATCATCTGCGACCGGACTAACGGTGATATGATCATTCGCGACCGGTGGGATGACACGGAAACAGGAAATGAAAAGACTCACGACCTGCGACTTCAAGAAAACACAAAGGCATTCTTTGATATTGACTGTGTTCGTTTCGACCCACGAGTGGGGGAGGGAGAACAGAACGCTTCAGGAGTAGAACACGGAATGGCTTTGTATCACTTCTACCTCAAGCGCAAGCGAGCTCTGACGACCGTTGATAATGTTACCGATGGATTTATTAATCAGAGCGGAGACAAGCCGTCGTTTACAGAGGTTGACGACGGGACGGACAAGTACTTTGATATCGGGACAGAAATGACCCAACGTCTGCATAGATCAAATGCGTTTGCTCGTGGGTTTACGTCTGATGTGAAAAACAATGACGGCAATCATTTTGATGGACTGTTCAAAGCTTTACTTGTCAACAAGCAAAAAGACTATGTATTCTCAAGCTACAAAGAAGAAACTGAAATAGACAGTCTTTTAGATGCTGCAACTCTTTACAACCCAGAGAATCCTCGCAAGTTCGACGAGAACGGAGCCGAGATAATTAATATTGCTTCTGATGTTTATATCTGGAATGATTTAAGACTGACGTATTATCCGTGCTCCGGCAAAGACGAGGGCGAAATCTATCTTCGAGACTACGACAGAGAGTTCAGTAAGAAGGTTCCAATCAACCCGAGAATTGTAAAGCTCAAAACCAGACTCGGCATAGAACAGACCATTCCTCTTGGTGTGTGGGGCTACCGGTTTGTGTGGGATATGGGCAACGGAGAGTACTCGGCTCCGTCGACCGTCATGCAGATCCCCGATAAACTGTGGTCTGCAATTCCTGATGATGAAATTTTAGATTACGGTGACGAGTATCATCGTTACTACACCTACTCTGGAACCGGAGGGGAGAGCGGCTGGGAGGAAAGATCCTCTGCCGATGGGAATTGGAGCCCGGGGATTTCCAATTTGACTGCCAATGCTATCTATACGGCAGCCTACAACAAGATCCGCCAGAAGCTTTACAATCAGCCGTTTGGCTACTCTACCAATACAGCGATTGAGCAAACCCTAATTACGGTTTATCATCATTCTGATGAGTTAATACTTGATGGGGTAATTGCCGAGAGTGCGTATCTGTCAATGGAGTGTGATGAAGATAATTGGAAGCTCAATAAAGTATCAATCGATTGGACTTTCCAACACAAACTTGCCATTCCGTTGGTTACACAAGATGGTTCGGACTATACACTAAATCCAATATTTAATGCACGACAGAGCCTAACTTTCGATAGCAATGGGTTTATGCGGCGGTCTCTTAGTCCACAAGACACAATTGATTTTGAAATAATCCTGCCGGGCGACAGTATGAATTTCGGCCCAGGGATGGGAGATGTTGGGTATGACCTTCTTACGGGATATTGCGAGGTTCAAAGTACAAATGTTTGGTCTGATACTCCGTTCGGAGATGATGGCGAGTCTTTGTGGATGGATCCAGAAGGGATTCGCAGTCATGAGCCCGAGCGCACACGGCACCTTCAGGCTATTTCTCTGCAAAGCAACTTCTACTTTAATCTTGTTAGGAACAAAAGCACAGACTTCAATGGCAACAGTGCTATAGAACAGCCAACTATCTGCCGTTTTGTGAAAGAGCAAGACAAACGATTGTCATGGACAAAGATCGATGCCGATCCAGATGTGGTGTCAAGACTGATTAATACCGGAGTTGCAGAGTTTATCCTTGCTCAGAATGGCGATAAGGGTGTTTTAGCTAATGAGGTATGGTGGAGAGATTTGGTAGCGGGAGTAAGTCAAAGACAATATCGGGACCTATTGCAGTACGGATATGATCGTGAGTGGTCATTGACCGGAACGAATGATGGCGCTTTGGACCGCGGGCAAATTGTGAATATTACCAGCGGATCATACAAGCCTCATACTGCAGGAGTTCTTTGTTTGTACGACAGTTTTATCCAGCGGTTTTTCAAAAGAGATACCGGAAGCTTTACAGCCGACTATAACATGCGGGCTGGAAACGCATACACAATCAATGTTGAGCACATTCCTCAGCCGCCTCCCGATCCTCCTAAACACCCGGAGGATCCTACGATTGACAACCTTACGGTTGCCATGTATTTGCCGGGCGAACGCCTGATGATCCCTGAACAGCTCACGGCGTACTTCCCGTCGTCGCACTTGTTCAACGCTCCGAAGGCATACTTCAAAATTGACGGGAAGGACATTCCTTCTCGCGCTAAACGGCTCTTGATCTACCGTACGCTTTGTTCGCACGACAATCAGTGGCAGCCGGATAGTTTTGGGTACGTTGACGCGGTCGCAGTCAATCGCGAGGAGACGTTAGACTTTGTTGCTTCTGGTATTCCGTCAAAGGTATCGGTTCTGAAGACCAATGTTGCTGAGGATCTGACGTACTTTGATGAGAAGAAAGATACAGATCTTGACTTCACCAAGAACCCTAATGATCACGATGGTTTAATTCACCCATTGCAAAGCCGGTTCGGACTCCCGCTGAACGAGCGGATGTACTACGCGCACTTCAAGGAGACCTATCAACCCTACTCTCCGAGAGCGTTTGTTGTCAATGACTATCAGGACAACACAGCAGGGTCGGGTACGCTACAGCCGTCTTCTCCGGCGACCTCTCTTCACCCGCAATCACTCATTCCTATGCCAATGGAGATTGTGGTCAATGTTCAAAGTGGAACATTCGTAGAAGGAGAAACGATTACTGGAGCTACGAGTGGGGCCACGGCTACCATTTGGAAGATCTACGGCAATTTGTTTCAACTCAAGGATATTGTTGGAGCCTTTAAGGACGATGGGTCGGTCGAAGTCATCAACGGCGGGACATCTGGAGCTCAAGGGTGGATTGCCAACACTGACCAAACTCTAAGTGGGTTCAAGTACTACTATCACCGCTGGCCTCAGCTTTCCTTCAACAGTGTTTGGAGGGAGCTTAAAGCTCATGATACGGAAGACAATCGTAAGGCCGGGTACTCCCCGATGTTCCAAGGGAAGATTTTCCAGTACTTTGTTGTATTCAAGGACAAGATCGGAGAATTCTCTGCGATTAAGGGGGACAACGACGATCCTCTTACCGCCTCTCCTCTTCTTGGTTATCCTGATTACGAAGGACAGGTGCCAACGCATTTCATTCAAGCGGACTTTTCTGCCGTGACCTCTGGTACTTTAGGAGCTGTGGCGTTTTGTTTAACCGGATATCCGTATCAGGACATTTACGAAGAGTGTGAAATCTACCGCTCGGATGTAACTAATGGCCCTGGGACAAACAAGTACTACAAGATCGGTCACATCAAAGCCAGCGACGAAGGGATTTTCATCGACACCGGAATACCAAATGGTTTACCGTGGGACAAGTATGATCCTGATCTTGCAAACTATCCTATTAGTCCGCCGATGATAGAGGACTACCGTGACTCTGTCAGATGGAGCGAGGTTTATAGTCCGTCGGAAATCAAACTTGAATCCGTGGAATCTTTTCTTATCGGTAACGGAGACGGGATTACCGGTATTGCTCCGATTGATGGCTCTCTTCTGATCTTCAAGGAACGGTCGGTAATTCGCGCTATGACCGGTGGAGGGGTGGATATCACCCGCCGGGATATCATATCGAATCAGTATGGATGTATCGCGCCGGAGACCATTGTCCCCTACAACGAGCACGTCTACTTTCTCTCGTGGTTTGGTCTGATGAGATACAACAACAATGAGATTGTCAAAGCCGATGGAGCCTTCTCCTACGAGCTTGACCGGCGTCTGAGAAACCAGATCGACGGTATCCGCGACCCGGCTATTCGAGACGCTTCGTGTACCCTTAACCCGGTGTACAAGGAATTGTATCTCAATATCCCTACTGCTCCCGATCCTACGTATGATGTAGAGAACAAGGGAACGAAAGGACATATCTACGTCATCAATCTTGAAACGAATCTTGTAACAAAGTTTGGCTATGAAACAGGAGACACAGACCGGCCTCGTACCGGGAATCCGGAGTATTGGTCGGAAGGACCGATCCCGAGATATCAAGCCGGCGAAACAGTTGACCCTACGACTGGAACGTGGCCTCGCTCCCAGGGACGTTTATATTACGCAAACTCATACGGACAGCTCTGGAGTGCAGATATTCTTCCGCGCAATCAAAAGTCTCTTATTTGGATTACCGATCTCATTTTTCAAACGGGTGGTCCGGGTCTTCAAGTCGGAGAAATTGTAGACGGGCTTGTTTCTGCAGCCGTCGGGAAAGTTTATGATGTAACAGGCAATGACATTGACGGATACAAGGTTCACGTTCTGATTCTCAACAAGAAGTTCAACACTACAGGCGTGGAAAGACTTCGCGGACGTACGACTCAGGCAGAAGTTGATGTCAACTTTCTTGGCGATATCGATTACACCGAAGGAACTTCAAGCTATGTATACCTGGAGGCTCCGACTGATCTGGAGACTGACGACTACCAACCTGGAATTGATATTGATGGGACTCCAATGCCGGGACCGTTGCTGGTGCGGGGGCTTATCCAAACGTGGTTTAGAACCAAAGCCTTTAACATGGGTGATCCTTCACAACTCAAACGAGTGTGGAAGGTTTATGCTGAGGTGGTGGCCGGGAAGAACATTCGCATCACCATGGAGGCTGATAACAGTGAGTATGACAATGATCAAAGAAGCGGTGGTGGCTTTGGAGATGTTGGTAAGTTGGAGTTTGTTCCGCCGTTCAAGGAGGGCGTAGATCGTGGCGAAAGGATTACTTTTGAAGTTGCTTCTCGTGGCATCACTGAGATCCAGAACATGTCGTTCATTTGGAAAACACCTAATCCGTATTACAGATAATGGCTGAAACCCAGAAACTAAAAGCAAGATGGCTTCGAGATGGCCTCTACGACCAGATCATCAAAGGGTACGGAATAGATATTGGCTGTGGCAGAATTGATGCTTTTGACGGGGCGGATCCGATTGCCCTGGAGAACTGTGTTCACCACGATAAGGATATTTGCGACGCGCACACGATGTCGGTCTTTGAGGACAATACCTTTGATTACGTATACGCAAGTCACGTCATCGAGCACCTGAAGGATCCACGCAAGGCGGTAAAGAATTGGGTTCGCATCTGCAAACCAGGAGGGAAGATTATCATCTACGCTCCTCACAGAGATTTGTACGAAGGGAAGAAGACTCTTCCGAGTGTGTGGAATGCTGATCACAAATACTTCTTTCTCCCTGACAAGTCTGAGATGCCGTGCACGCTTTCGCTTGCCGACGTTCTGAAGGACTGCGGGGCTACAGTTGATTGGATCAAGGAGTGTAGTGAAGGCTGGTCTAAGGAAGAAGGACAACATGCAACAGGTGAATATTCAATCGAGGCTGTGCTAACGAAATGAGACTATCCCCAGGAGACAGAATCGTACTTTATCTGGCAGACAAACCTTTAATAAGGGCGACGATTTTGCGTACCAACTATGAGTACGCCTATGCAAACGGGCTGCGGTTTGACTCTCAGATTCACGAGGGGGGGGTGCTTCGGATGCACAACAAGCCTGGACAAAACGAAACCATTCGTCGAAGCTGGAGGATTTACAAAGACAATCCCTCCTATCAGTGGCGAAAAGACGATGGGGTGGACACCATGGTAGCCTCACGCGAACAGTATGTCTCTGTCCTTAACGCAGTTATGGAGGAACGTCGTCAAAAACTCATGGACTCAGATCTCTTGTAAGCGACGTATTTTTGGTATAACTATTTGGGATATCCTATGTTGCCAGAAGTAATGCCACCGCCAGAAAAGAAAACCCCGGTTGATCCACTCAACTTGTGGGCAGAGCACTATGATCAGAATCTTGCTCTGATGGATCAAAACAATCCCGACAAGAAGGTTCCGCAGTCAGCCAAACAAAATGTGCCCGATGGTACCAACATGTCCGCTACAGAATGGAAACCGGAAGTTGCCCCGACCCCGGACGTTGTGTACGACCCGAAGACCAACCAAACATCGAAGCCGGCGGAAGTTACTCAAGCACAAGGAAGTCTTCTCAAAAAGATTAACGACGGAGAGTACAAGACACCCTACGGATACACAATCTTTCGTAAAGCTGATGGGAATGTGTACTATAGAGATGATAATGGAGAAGAATTTCGTCCTGGTGACACGCCGGAAAATGACGAGATTATTGCAGCTTTTGAAAAAGCCAATCCTCTAAAACCCCTGGCCGTTCCGAAAGGCCGGGACGGGGCACTATACACTCCGGTTAAAATCGGCGATAAAGAACAGCACTTACGTTACAGTGATGGGAATCTTATTTCCTACGACCCCGCCAGAGGGCCTGTTGTGCTGAACGGATCTTCTATTATGTCCGCCGATCCTAAGATCAAAGAGATGTACGCCGCTGGTCTTAAAGAAGACGATAAGAAATATGGGTATGAGGGGACTAATTGGGAGGACTATACAGCAGATCACGTTGACTGGACGAAGTATCAGACCAACCCTGATTATGCAAAGAAACTCATTGGGCAGACATTAGGCAACCCGATGACTTGGGAAGAGAATTATAATGCGATGGTCGATCACGTCTATGAAAATGTCTTCAAGCCACAAGTAGACGAGCAGATTAAACTCAATGAAAGACTGGTCGCTGAGGCCAATAATACCACTTCGGGAGTGCAGGACCCAAATCCTACTCCTGGGGTATTAAAATCCGGGCAGTCTATCAGCAACACAACATCCGAGAAGGAAGCCAACACCTTACAGGAAAAGAAGCTCTCTTATTTTCAAGCTCGTCAGAATGCAGAGATGCAAGTAATGGCTGACTTTGCTGCGAATAATATGGGCAAAGAGCAGCTCGGAGAAAAAGGAAAAGAAGTTGCTGCCGATGTTATGAAGAAGTGGAACACAGACACCTTTCTTAATACACTAAATGGTGTGGCCCAAAGCGACTTAAACCCACAAGAGAAAAAAGCTTTACTTAATCAGCTTAATCAGAAGTTCAAACCAAATGTAATTCGGCAAGAATTCATGATGAACGGCGGGAAGTCGCCCGATCCGGAGGCGTGGAATAAGTTTGTAGACGACAAGCTCGGCCCGATTGCGAAATTAATGGGATATGACCCTGAAGATCTGCGGATGAAGGTAAGAGGAACTGATGTAGGATCCAGCGTTCCGGACGCCTTTGTGATGAACCGACATTTCTCGAACGAAGGCTACCGGTCGTTCTCCAACAGCAAACAGCTACAAAATGCGACGTCGAAAAATCCAGGTGTAGCGGGTGCGTGGAACGGCTACACCGGAACCCATGCTTTGCTTAAGACGGCGCTCGATGATATCTCTACCGCAAGGGTCAATCCTCGCGAACAACAAGGTTTAATTATTGGTCTTCTTGGCCGAGTTACTGATAACAAGGTTGACCCCGTTATGGCTTCAACGAAAATAGGAATGGCTATTCGTCAAAATTGGATGAGCCAACCGGAGGCCGAGCGTGAGCAGAGAGCAAAGACCATTATGACTAATGTTGCGATTAATGCGTACAATAGTGCAAAGAAGCTCATGGATGAAGGCAAGATGACCACGACCGAAGGACAGACGGTGATACAAGGAATGCTTGGTCCTGATTTCAAGCTTTCGACCGCTGATCCCAAGAATGCAGCTATAATGCACAAGAACCCTGTAACCCAAGATTATGAGGTAGTAACCGCCGATCATCTTGGCCAAACGATTAACGATCTGTATCGAACAACCGCCAACGGATCACACAATACAGGAGCCGTAATTGCCAGAGCGGCCCAGATGTTCGCTAAGACAGGAGATATTGACGACGGCTTTATTCAAAGTGGTGGGCACTTGATTCTCAAACCACTTGCTGCGGAGTTCAAAGAGGTAGTTAAAAACACTCCGGAGATGAAACAAATCGGCAGCAAGATCAGCGCCGGAGCCTTGACCAATTACGGCGGCGATAGAGTTTTGCTCCAACAACAAGCCGAAGAGGCGGCGGCGCAGGCAGCTCTCGGACAGATGTCTAAAGTATCTATGGTTCGACCTTAATGATAGGTGATTATCTCACAGCGGCGTTTCTTGAACAGGTCAAACCAGGTCTGTCCGGGTGGGATGTGCCTAAACAAACCGATGGTTTCGGTGGTTTCAACGTAAACTCAATTCTTGGCAATCAACAGGACGAGCAGAGAATCCTCGGTACACAGAAAAAGACCGACACTCTTGGCAATATTGGCTACGGACTTCTTGACGTTCCGCGTAAGGTCGCTGAAGTCGCTGCCGATATTCAGAAGATCCCTTACTTCGGACCGATAGCTTCAGTTCTTTTGGCCTCTACAGGAGCGGCTGGCCTTACACAATCAGAGAGAGCCTCATCGTTAATCCGCCGCGCCCAGGACGAAGGTGGGGCAGACAGAAACTCTATTGCCTTTAAGGTTGGAGAGATGGCTGGTAACGCCACCCTCTTTGCTCTGACAGCCGGAGTGGGAGGCGCGATTGCGGGGTCGGCCTTAGCGGGATCGGCGGCAGCAGAAACAATCGGAACAGCAGCTCTCGGGACAAGACTTGGGGGGTACCTCTTCGAAGGATTGGGCGGGGCCGAGTTGACGGCTCACGCTCTGGCCTCTGCAGGGGCAGGCATGGCCACTACTTCTCTTGGTAATTATGAGGCCGTGAAGTCAGGACAGATGGGACTCGGGGAATTCGCGGCTCAAGCTGCGCTTTCGGCTCCGTTTGCTATGGTTGGGAACGTCGGAGTAAAGGCTTTCAACGCCGGAGTGGGACTTGGCAATAGACTTGCTTTCATGGGCAAGAACGCTCTTGCAGGAAGTATCGCCGGTGCAGGCCAGGCGGCCTCAGCCACAGCTCTTTCGGACGTCATTCACGATCAGTCGTTCAGCAATGTTCCTGGTGCAGCGCTTGAAGGCGCGGTCTTTGGTGCGGCGGGCGGCGGGCTTCTCTCGGCCTTCGGTCGTCGTAATCCACTTCCGGACAAAATCCCTGATGCTGATATTACTCAAGAACCTCCGACAGGAATTGCTCCGACTGAAGCTCCGACGCAGCCCAAGGCTCCACAAACGGTCGAGAAGACATTGACCCACGGGGAGGTTGCCGACAAGTTCAACAAGACCTATGACATCCTCGGACAGATCGACAAGATGGAATCTGCACCGGAGGGTAATGGTCGGTCGGACAAATTTGTCAAGGGAGTCGAAGATGAGTATGGAGTAAAGAGAGCTCAAGACGAACCGATCAATGACTGGATGCAGCGTGTGGCCGATAAGTCGGCAGCAGAAGGGGAGACTCCTGAGCTGTTCGGAAGTCGTGTCATGGAGATCGCTAAGGGTGTGGCTCCGGCTAAGGAAGCTCCTATTCCTACGGAAGAGCCGATCAAAGGCGAGCCGGTTCAAAAGCCAATTGAAGAGCCAGTTCCAGTCGAAGAACCTATTAAAGGCGAGCCGGTAAAGCCAGAAGAACCGATTGTCCCGCCGGAACAAATCAAGCCGGTCGAAGAACCAGTCAAGGCCGAGCCGAGAGATATTGCGGACGTTCTCACGGACATCACTAAAGACGTTGATGATTTAATGTACGGCGGTGGTAGAGAAGAGGTCAACAAGCTTCCAAGTGATCCGGACTTCATGAAGAAGATGGACGAGGCTCGTAGTATTCTCGATGCTATGCCTGATGGAGTTCGAAAGGAACACTACCGCAAGACGCTTGCTGACATTGAGGAATATATTTCAAGACCTCCTAAACCAGTTCAAGAACCAAAGTCGTACGATCCAGAAGAACAGATCCGCAAGGAGCTTAACAATCCTGAGAAGCTAAACTTGCCCGAACATGAGTTTACCGGAACAAAGGATAACGCCGGCAATCATCACTATGATGATGTGTATGATTTGGCTAAAGACCTTGGTCTTACAGAGACCGGCTACGCTCCGCTATTCGAGTGGTTGAAAGGCAAGGAAGTAAGAGGAACCGTACTTGGCAAAGCCAAGGGCAGTGTTCGTGGTCAGTACATTATGGGGTGGACCGGAAGGTACGTGAAGGATCAATTGCCAAGAGGCAGTAATGGATATTTTGAACCCGAACCAAGTAGATCTATTTCTGTTGACAGAGCTACCCCGGCAAGTACTCTTGTTCATGAGGCCATTCACGCGATTATCGATTTATCAGGAGCAAAGCAAAAGTCAGAATTTCGCCACGAGCTCACCAGAGTCAGATCGGAAGTAACTGAGGCTATTACCAATAGTCTGAAAAAACTCAAAAATCTTCCAGAACATCCGATTATGGGTTTGGAAGAAGCCGCTCGTATTCGGGCCGAACTACACATGGATCCGGAGCTGGCTGCCCATATCCGCGATCAGCTACACGCAAATCCGGAAGAGCTGGTGGCCTGGGTGTTCTCTAACAAAGAGTTTGCCCAATACTTAGATACTATTCCGTCGGACGTTCTTAATCCACAAGGAATGACCGAGACTTTGTGGGGCAGAATCAAGCGAGTCGTTCTTTCCTTCATCGGAAAGGAAACCGGACTTAGCGGAACGAAGCTTGACGAGATTATGCTGATCATGGACAAATACGCTGGCATTGACAAAGGTGCCGAAGGTGAGCCATGGAAGTTTGCGACAGTTTCAGATATGTTAAAGGATTATGGAGTCACAGATGCAGGGACGCAGTACGCAGCAAAGTACAGAAAGAAAGGACCAGATGAAACAGCAGTTGAAGAATGGAACAGAAAAGTTAGAGCTGGACAGGCTGACGATGAAGCAAATGCAGGCGGGACTACCGTACCGCCACGCCCGGAAGATAGCCCTGCAGCAGCTAAAACCATCGATGAAATTGCCAAGCAGTACGGACTCACAAGAAAAGATGTTCGAGACTTTTTAGACTCGGAAGGGATTCCTTATCCAAAAAGAAAACTCGCCGAGCTTGACCCGGAGACTATTGCTAAGATCGCCGACAGATTCGCCGGTAAGGAAAAGACTATTACCGATGATGACATTCTTCCGTACTACGAGGACTTTCAATCCAGAGTAGATGCTGGCGAGGACTACGATAAAGTCTTCTCTGAGATTAAAGGGAAGGTAAAGAAGGATCTTGGTGACAAGTACAGTGAGTTTTTTGCCGACAAAATTAATCGCGATGCTCTTGGTATTGATACTTATGGCAATCACCCTGATCTTGGTGGCGGGGAGCCGGAGGAGTCTACTACAGAGGGAATTGCTACAGGTCCGACCGAGAAGCCAAAATACATTTCACAAGAGAGACCAAAAGAAAATCTCACCACTCGTGACCTACTTACAAAGGCAGCCAAAGGTGTGGCCGAGAGAACTGAGCTGGTCAAGAAGTTAGTAGACGTCCGCCAGACCCCTTATAATTCCGCAGAGTATAAGGCGAAAATCCTCGAGTTGCAGAAACACGCTTCTACACTGAAGGGCGAGGCCCGTGATGCGCTCAATCAAATTCTCGATGACAGAATACAGCGCGATTACATTGGCAATCTTGCCAACGGTCTAAGCGAGGCGGACATTCTACGTGGTGTAGAAAAGGACTGGAGAAACGAAGCTCGAAGAATCAACCGGGAAACGGGAGCCCCTCCTGGATCCTTTGAACACGTTACCGAGCGAGCTCCGATAAAGGGCGGTGCGCTTCGGGATCTTCCGGAGAACTGGGAGAAGATGAGCGCCGAGGAGTTAAGCGGAGTGATTGGAAAGACCAAGGAAGTAGCGGAGCTCATTAAAAAGACCGCCCCGAATCTTTACTCTGATGCCTTCCTCTTTGGTCCGATGAAGGAGATCTGGAAGAAGTATCCTCAGACTCGCATGATGATCGGATCGGCGGCGGCGCGTCTTGGTACAGAGTTCATGGACGATGACGAGACGTACTTCGGACATAAAGGACGAGAGTGGAAGCGTCTGGCTGATATGGGCGTCTTAGCAGGAGCGGCCTTTGCCGGTGGAGTTTCAGCCTACAGCAAAATCGCAAAGTGGGCCAACCCCTATTCTCCTCTTGACGTCTTGACTGACGCCATTAAACCTAATTTCTGGAAGAAGGGTGGGGACACTAAAGCTTCTTCTGCGTTGCGGATTGCTGCGTACGTCAAGAAGGAAATGGAAGGCTTTGCCGGGACTGACGCCGAACGTGAGGCTATGGCCGCAGCTCTTACCAAGAGAGCTCGTGAGATCATGAAGTCGGATAGGGTTTCAAAGGCCGGGGATCTGACCATTACCGAGGTAGAGAATCCCGATTTTGCAAAGTTCATGACCATCAGAGACAAGGTCGTCGACCCGACGTCACAGCGACTCAACGCCGACATGAAGGATGATTGGGACGCCGTTCACGGTAAGCTTGGAGGTCAACAGGTGGCCGCGATTAAAGACGGGCTTGAGAGATTCAATGCTCTTCAAAAGGGTGGGGCCACACAAGACGAGGCCAGAGCTACTGTATTAAAGGAGCTTGGAGCCAAGTGGGGCCCTGGAGTGACTCGAGAATTTACCAAGGCATCCAAAGGTGAGAAGTGGAACGTCGCCCCGAAGCCAGAGGATATGGAGCGGGTGGCTCTCACGGTTGCAAAGGTTCGCTCTGACCTGGATAAGATCAGAACCCAAGTCTCGAAAATGTACGAAGGGATGAAGAAGGACTTCATCATTGCCATGGATGACTACAACAAAACCGGTGTAGCAAATTCCATGGTCAAGAACATTGTCGACTTCATTAATCAAACGAAGCTTCAGGCAATGAAGGATGATCCAATCCTTTCACTCTTCCCTCAATTACACAAGAACGGCCCTATTTCACGAGAGGAATGGGAGCCGGTGTTTGATGCGTGGGCTTCCGATAATCTCCGTGAGCGGACGGCAGATTATGTTTCTCGCATTCGGAAGAACTACTTCGAGGATAGGCCGGATCTTTTTGACAAGTACAACGAAGTCAGAGACGCTATCAACTTTCAGTCTGAAAAGGGAATTCGTCTGGCTCAAGGGAAGATTATCGGGATGGAGAATCCTGATCCGAATCAAGTACCTGCGGCCTTTAACGAATTCTACCATACCTATTCCAAGAACAAGGCTGAGTATGATGATCTTGTCAAACAAGCCAAGGTCATGGATAAGAACAGCGATGAGTACCTGGCTGCCAAAGCTCAAATCAAAGTCATGGCTGCCTCACTTCGCACGATGGCCGGCAAGATCAAAGCCTACAGTAATCTTGACAACATCCGTCAAATGTCTCCGGAGATTCAGTATCTAAATACTGAACTCGGACACGGACGAGGAGAATTCGTAGTACGGTGGGGGAAGACCGATGAAGATCCAGGCTCAATGAAGAGATTCGAGTCGGCCCGCGCTCGGGCGTCGTGGCTGGCTTCGCCCGAAGGAGCTCAAGCCCGTGAGTGGCTGAAGGCAACAGGCACCACGCTTGACACCCCGGTACCCAAGAAGATGTCGGAGTACTGGAGAAGATCCGATGAGGACGTTGAGAACATTGTAAAGATGAGCGAGATGATCGCCGGGGGAGATATGCCGGTCGACGTCAAGCTTCAAACAATTATCGATGCAGTGAACTCTTCTCCTCGGACTGTCCGAGAAGCTTTCAAGGAATGGATGGCCCGCGCACAAGAGGTCAAAGACAGAACAACCTTAATCCCACGAAACAAGGACAAGGTTTTAAGCGACATCAATGGAGTAGTGGCTGATGGTATTGCTATCTGGAATGGATACGGTCCGACCAAACACTTCATGGGAAGAACCGGTGTTAAGGGATGGATGCCAAAGACCGGACAAGAAGCCTTAATGTTCCTGGATGAAACCCACGCTATGATGCAGCATGAGATAGCCGATGGGTACGGAAAGACTGCGCTGCAGAATTACTACGTTAAGGAACTTCGCCGAGTAAGAGAGCTTGGACTTCAGCCTGAGTATCAGAAATTCCTCGAGAGAAAGTTAGACATGACCGTCTCTCCGCGAAACATGGAGTCTTCCAATGCTTTAGGCTGGAAGGTGTCTAATTCTGTTCGAAGCTTTCTTTCCTCTACTTTGATGGGACTGCCGAACTTTACCGCTCCGGTGAAGAACCTAATCGAAGGTGGCGGGAACGCCTCGGCAGAGCTGGCCCGGCTTCAGTCAGAAATTAACGGAAGCTCCCCGACGTTTTGGTCGGCTCCGAATATCGTTGATAAGGTAATCAAGAGTCACATCAACAATTACAGTGGTGATCTTAAGACGGTCTTTGATACCCTTTCGGGTCAGCACTTCTGGGACGCACAGTTTACCAAGCACACTACTCAAGGCAACAGAAGTGGTGAGCGGGCAATGAAGATTCTGGATAAGTCTTTGATCCTTCAGTCGTGGGTCGAATCGAATAACCGTATGATGAGTGCTATGGCAGCCGCGGACGTGTGGCTCAAGGCTCACAAGGGTGATGTTGAGGGAGCTTTGCAAGTAGCCCGTCGGACCACAAGAAGAAGCCAAGGATACTTTACTTCTGATGCCATGCTCACGCCGGAGTATATCCTGAATTCTAATCCAGTGACGAGCATGCTCATGCCACTGTTCGCGGCAGCGGCCAGAGCTACGATGCACTACATGTCATTCCCGGTTGAGTTCTACCGCTCTCCCTCTGCCGCGGCCTTGCGTCCGATGATGTCAGCGGTGGCCACAATGGTGGCTTTAGGAGGCGCGGCCAATGTAGCTTTGACCGGCGACGCACTGAATCTTCTCAAAGGGGCTCAGCTACTATCGGCGTGGGTTTCCGGGGAGGACCCCCAAGCGATCTTAAACGAATCTCCACAAGAAGACTGGAAGCGGACTGCCCAAGGGTGGGCTAAGTCACTCGGAGTCGGAGAGGAATTAGGGGGGCTAATCTACGACAACACCATGGATGGCCTGGTGTCAACGGCAACAGGAAAGAATCTGCAGCTCGGTAAGACCTTGACAGGAATGGTTCCTTCTGTTCTGGTGAACAGAATTTCCGACTACGCTCGGGGAGTGAAGGGAGACGCTACGACAGAAGAGAAAGTAATGCGGTGGGCTAATATTCTGGGAGGTCCGGGTTGGCAGCGCTTCGCCCGTGTTACGATGGAACTTGATAAGGGTAGCTACGTTGATTCGAAAGGTGGGACACTTGACCGCCCGTATTCTTCGGGTGACGCAATCATGGAGCTCTTACTTGGTCGGGACTTAAAAGATTTCAAAGCTTCGGAGAGAGACTACCAAAAAGGTGGGTATATGTACGGGCAGATGGACGTCAAGAAGTTCGTCAGCCGACTCGAAGGAATTCCTGGAATTAAACTCAACCCTCGCTTCAATGCGTACATGATAGGTGACGTAAAGGCCGCCAATGATTTTCGTTACTCAATGCTGCGCTCGGCTCCAGGGTATGCTGATCAAGCTGAGCACGACAAACAAAGAGTAGAAGAGTGGCTTGCTTCACCAAATGGGCAGAAGTTTGTGGCCCTGCGGTCTAAGTCAATGGGTCCTGACGGACAACCATTGACTCAGTACGGCAAGGCTGGTGGTGGAGAGGAGAAGGTGAAGAAGGAGGCTCTTAGCTTAATCGACAAATACTACGCTGCGGTGACATTCCTTGATGCCAGCGATAACTTACGACGGGCGGGTTACAATGACATCCCTGGTGTTTTTCACGGCGCTTCTACTGCCGCTGAGGCGAAGCAGTTTGACCGGCAAATGATTCTTGGGAAGTGGATCGTGTCTCAACTTCGTTCTGAACAGAGCGATGTGAAACATGGGCTGGATTACCTACCTCGGTAGACCACGCGTCTGAAATGATTTTCTCTGTGTGATTGATAAGTTGTACGTACTTCTGACTCACGGCCAGTGAGGAGTGATCCAGAAGTGTGGCCACCGCTACAATAGACCCGGTGCGTTGAGCTACCCGTGTGGCGGCGGTGTGCCGGAACATGTGGGGGTGAACGCCATAACGGTCATACAAAGAGTTAATCGCAAAGCGGGAGATCTTTACGTTGGGCTCACTATAGAAGAGTAGTTCTCCCACTCTATAGGGATAGTGGATGTAGGAGATGTAGCAATCATAAAACAATACTCCATGCGGAAGACAAACTGATTTCGGAATAAATTTTTGTACACGAACTTTCTGATTTTTTTGTCGGGTGAATTCAACCACAACAGCAGTCGGAGTTTCATATATGTCCTCCTCCTTGAGTGATAGAATTTGATCGAGTCGTCCTCCGGTGAGAAGCATAATAGCAGCAAGTAAGACATCTCGACGACGGATAAACTCTGCGTGTACCGGACCCCCTGATACGCGTCGAGTGCTAAGGCTGGTAAATATTCTCCCCAGAAGATCATCGTCGATGGATTTCTGAGAAAAATTCTGGACAGGCCGTCGATACTTCTTGACGATAGCCTCGGCCCGGCTGGTAGTAACCCCCATGAATTTAAAAATTCCCAAGCAAGAGTCCAGGACGGATCTCGTAGTTGAAATTTTTCGATGATTTCCCCTGGTCCATTGCACAATAATTTTGTCGAGGCCTTCAATCTCATCGTCATCTTTGAGTGGCTCCAGTAGTTCTTTGATAATAATGGTTGTGTATTCTATGTGCGCTTGGCTGTAGGGCTGCCCGTACTTATTAGGCTGAGACCAATACAGAGGGAGCTCGTTTAATAGTTCTCTTTTGGTCATTGGTTTTCCCTGAATTCATTATGAGATAACGTCGTTTCAAAATATCCGCCGATGAACACGCCAGCTCTGTCTTCACTCCACAGAGCGAAGCGCCTATCTCTCTGCCCATTTGCTGCAGGGTTGATATCCAGCAGAAGCCAGCAGGCAAATTGTGTTACTCTAAGGCGTTTCAGTCTCATGTAACGTCTTCCCTATTAGGTTTCTTATGGAGCGTGCTACGAATCTTCGGTCACAACTTAACGCCATAGTATTTGGTACAGACTCAAGAGACATCAGTTTAACTACCAAATGAACCCAATCATTTCTTTCTAATTCATTCAGTCTCATGTATGTTCCTAAAAATCTGCCCTCGTTCTGCGCTAAAGGATCCGAATTCTTTAAGCTGCATCATCTTGATAGCGTACAGAAAATTAAACTTTTCGACTTGGAAATATGGCTCTGTTGGAGCGTCAAAAAATGCTTCAAGTTTTATCTTCTTGGGCGATGGTTCTAAATTAGTAAGCTTCATACTTCCTCATGCAGAACGTGATAGCACAGTTCCAGCAGTAGATTGAGGTGGCCTTTCGATTCAATACCGAAGAGTTCTGCAGGGTGCGTACCTTTCGCGAAGATAATAACGCGGTCGCCGTATAAGAATGGCCCCGATGTCAGGGGACGAGCTCTTTGTATGAACATATCACGTTCTTTCAGTTTCATTGTCCCTCCTGTTCGATGTGCGCCGCAATCTCCTCGCCTACTACGAACATATCCCATATCATTGCATCGTAAACATAAGGCATCGGAATAGATTGAATGATGACCCCCGCACCTTGAATCACGGGTTGGTACTCGTTGTTTAGTATGGGGTTTAGACACATGGATCCACAATCCTAATCCGTGCAGCGTTCAGGCAGGGCATTACGATGGGATTCTCTGGTGGCCATGTCAACCCAACACAATAAACCGGATGGCTATTGAAAGGGGCGCTTTCCTTTATGTGCTTTGTTAACTGCAATCTCATAGATTACCACCCATATAAAAATTGGATAGAGAAAAAAAAGGGCAAGAAGCATTTTGAGATACTTCTTGCCCGTTCGTGTGCGAAGGATATTAATCTCCCGCTTTGCGAATTGCTTTGGCATACGGGTCGTACTCTTGTTGAATGATGACCCGGTAGTATCCTTCTTCTACCACAATCTCATCGTGCTCGGCCTTTGTGTCGGTGCCAGTATTAACGTGACGAAGTGACGACCCTTTCGGGGCTTTCACGTAGAGAACCCCATCCTTATCCTCGAAGAGCTCTGCGTTGTCACTCATGACATGAGCGTGGTTCTGCGACTCTCCGACGGCCACGACGTTTGTGTCGAGCTTTTTAACTGCCAGTGGAAGCTCATCCACTCTTTCAAAGGCGACGTCGCCTTGACGGTACTGTACCATTTAGGTCTCCTGTGTTGGTTGAAACTCAGCGGTTTGTTTTCCGAACGTCCATGCTTTAGCCTCCCATACATTCTTTCCGGGAGGAACGATCAGTAAGTATTCTCTCATTGAAGAGGGACACTTACAACTGTAAAAATAAATATGTTCTCCGGCCAAGGTGTCAACATCTTTTGTACGAAGAAGTTGCATAAGATTCCCTTGGTTGTCGGTGTCCTCGTCCACCGTTTCTGTGTCGAGGATCTTGAGTAATCGAGCAGCCCCGAGACGTTCCCTATAGGCTCGGCGAACTTCAACGTTTGTAAGGCCGACAAATTCCTCTCGGGTAATTGAATCAGGGGTCATGATCAGTTTCTTCGGGACCTTAACCCCTCTCCAGTAATATCCTCCGGTGTTATCGTGAAAGGTAAGAGCCGGGCCGCTGTCCGAGTGAAGCCGGCGAACTCCGTTTAATTCGATCCAGTCTATGTGTTTGGGCATATCACAAACAATACAGAGGAAGTCGAACTGGAGTGTAGCAAAGATACCTTTCTGAATGAAGTCTTTGTACCGGTCGAACTTCTCGTTGTTGAGTTTCCCTATTTGTGTCTGGTGATCGTAGTAAGACACCCACCCGTAGTCGGCCACATCGATATACCACGCCCATACATGAGGTTCATACTCGGCTTCCTGGGCCATGAGCACAAGAGCTTTTCTGTAGTACTCCTCTGGGTCGTGAGTAGCGATCTCCTGTTCTGAATCACAAATAGATTCCACAGCCATAGCAATGTACTGACAATGCCGTGGGCTTATTCCGAAGAGAACAAGCGGCTTCGGAAGCTTGGAAAGCTCATACACCCATTCAACCCCCTGGCGGACCGCGTCCTTGTCTGTCCTGGTTTTACAGTCATAGACAAGATTGACGTACTTCTCGCGTACTTCATCGAGTGTTATCATTTGAATAGTAGAATAATCATAGTAACAAAAAGGCCAGCCACGACAATGATTGGCACCAACTTAAAATCAGTGCTGAGCAGCTTTTCGAATCCATCTATAAGAGCAGCCCTTTCCCGTCGGCGGTACTCCTGCATGGCAATGTGCCTATCCCGCCACTTTTCGTGCAGCTCTTGAGTAGCGTCCTGGTACCCGTCAAACGTGAGCTTTTCCATCGGCAAATATACAATATTGTTGAACAAGTTGCAAAATTATTTTAAGAATTGCGGTCTCTTTCCCAGACTTTCAGGTTGTTGATGAGGTAATAATCCAGCACCAGCATCGGGATCATGATGATCAGCTTGAATTTGATGAGGTAATACAGAAGAACCCCATCGGCAACCAGACGAATGTAGGACCATCCTCGAGCGAAGAACAGGAGCCCAAGGCGAATAAGCGTGGGCTCCAGTCCTTGTGCGGCGTAGATAATGAGCGCAATTACGAAACCCGCATCGGCATCAGCAGCGCCCATTTCTTCCCTTCTATGATGATGGCTCTTGTTGGAGACTCAATGGCCAGGGTGACTTGAGATTCTTTGTTAAGACAACGCTTTAAGTAGTTGACATTAAAGCCGATAACATCATCGAAGGTTGACTTCACCGGGATTTCGAACATTGAATCCGGCCCATCGTGTTGTTTGAATGTAAGGTGACACTTTCCTGGAATCAGGCGGAAGTTCATGATGACTTGGAAGTACTTCTTGCCGACGGCTCTAATGGCCTCAAGTACCGTAGTGGCATCCAGCTCTACGTTGGCTTTGTAGTCTTTGGGAATGACGTTGTTGTACAACGGGAACCTCTCATCGATGAACCGAACGGAGTAGGTACTGTTACCGCACTCAAAGATCAACCTTTCGTTGGTGTAGGAAACCTTCGCCCACTTAAGGAGCTTGATGATCTTGGTAGGGATGATGAATTCCTTGTCGGTTTTGAACTCGAATGGGTGTTTGCACAGAGTATATCCATCGGTGGCCGCAGCTTCGGTGCCGTTGATTAAGATTCCTGTCATGGCCGGGCGGTGCTCTTCTTTGCTCACGAAGTCCGTGAGGTGATGAATCTCTTCGAAGTTTTTCGCGCAAAGATACTCGCCTGTAAGTGGGACGTTAGTAGGGAAGTCTGAGTCCAGACTGACATTAAACTCATTTCGACCGGAGGAGTGGGTGACAACCGCCAGCCAAGATCCATCATTGGCAATTTGCTGGAACTCAAAGACCACATTCCCTTTAAGCCTGGACAAGATCTCCAGATCTGAGTAGTGAATGAGGAATGACCCCGCTCCGGAGGTAAAGACCGGGACGTCGACGTGAGCGTAAAGCTCCAGGTCAAAGGTAATCAGTCGGGCTGTTCGGGCCCCGACCACCACGCGAACGTTCTCAAGCACCGAGAGGGCGTTAGACTTCACCTTTGGCAGTTGGGACAGGGCAGACTTGATTGTCGTTGCCTGAATAGAAAAAGTTCCAGGGATAACCCCGGTAGGCGCGGCTTCTGTTTGAAGGTTCTCTTCCTCTGTTTGAAGATCCTCAAAGTCCTCGGTTTCTTCTGCTTGCAAGTCCTCCAATTCTTCCGCTTGAAAATCTTCGTTGATCTCAGGCTCAAGAGTCTCAACCGGCGGAGCAAAAACACTCGAGACATCAGGTTCGCTGAAAGCTCGCACAAGTGACCGGCTAAGTCCGGTCAGGTCAATAGTGATATTATTCATAACCTCTTCAAATATGTTGATAAAACTAAATGTACCTATCTAATACTTCAAACTCTTTTGCCTTCAGCCACACAACGGAGTCCATCCACCACGAAGAACTTCCATTGGTATACATAGGAACGGGAGGATTGATCTCACTCAATAGCCTCCCGTTTGGATAAAAGTCTTTGACGGCTCTATGGACAAAACTCATAGAGTCAATCCCGTCAGGTACCTGGAGCACCATCGGGATTGTCCTCAGGCGGTCCGTCTTCTCCCGTATGTATATCAGTGCGTATCGCATATTGTGTTCCTATGTGTGCTACTGCGTCAAGATGTTCTCCTGCGATGTTCGACTCAAACGTTGAGTCGGCCAATGTCCTGTAACATTCGTCCTTGACCTTCTGCATGGCGCCAAGAAGAGCCAGCCGGACTGAGCTGTAGGACAATTCAGTCGGTGTAAGTTCATCTGCCCATTGTTCAAGCTGAGTCATGTTAATCCTTGATATAAGCATTAACACCAATGGTCACTTGCTTTCCGTTGACCATAGCCGTGCTCGGTTGATTGCCGCGGGTCGAGGCCACGACAATTGACTTACCTGACTTTGAGCGCGATGGCTCGATTGGAAGTGTAATAACCAAGTAATTTTGGTTATCGCGGGTTTCTACTGATGCCTTCATAACAACTCCTATAAGTTAAATTACTGGCAATATCGCCAGTTGCGCCGCCGGTGGGAGTCGAACCCACACAGTAAGTGGATGAGACTTGCTGCTCCTTGCAGCGGCAATCAGAAAGGGAAAAGCCACACCCTTTCTGGGGTTGATCGTAACGAGCTCACACGCCCGGTGGCCTACCCATCATATCTCTTACTCTCACACAAAGTTCAGGTTCTTCCATGTCAATGTCAGCGCAGAATCCTTCAACTCCTGCAGTGGGCTCCATAGAATACACTGCCCACTCTTCTTCTTCGTTGTCCTGGTCTCTATCTACCACGATGACGTCGTCACCGTAGACGTTCTGGACTATGCCTCCTTCAATCACGACGATTGTCATTTCACCCTCCCACATACCATCCATTCAGAGTCAGGGGCAAAAGGATCGGGGGAGTGGAGGAATTGTTCAAACAACACCCCAAGCTTGTACGGCTGCCCACCTAATAGTATGTGCTCTGTCCAAACTCCAAAGATTCTGTACTTCTCCCCATTAGGATGAAATTTATACCAATCCCCCAGCGGCACTTCCTTAATATCCGTCCACTGTTCATAGACTGGTGGAGTAGGTTTAGGGGTGATGCGGAGTTTTACGCGACTGTCAAATAAAGTCACCATCCATGCAACGTTTGTTACTTTTAACCATTCGTTTTCTGAAACTTCATACTCCAACTCCGTTCTATCAAACGCATCGCAGAACTCACGGATTTGTGTTGTTGTGTAGGTCATGCCTTCTCCTCCTCATTAGTTAATAAATCTGGGTATTCGTTTAGGATGGTGTCGATGATCTCGTGCACATCAAAATCATTGACTCCGTATCTAAGCGCAGAGATGCCGTTAATGGCTAAATGCGTTGGTTCTTTGCTTTTCAAATCAATTGCACTCTTTACTTTCTCCAAAATCTCCCTCACCGTCTTATTCGTCTGGGCTTGGGCGATGTCTTTGAGTTCTGTTATCTGACCTATCAGCTTCGCATTGTCCACGCTTGCTTGATACGCCTGACGTTCGAGGTCATGGATCATCGCCAGTAATTCTTCTCGTGTCATTTCTCTTCCCGGTGCTTCATTGCTCATTGTAGTTGTTCCTGTGTTGTGATAATATTCAATCTTGCAAATTCGCCGTGACATATTTGAGCCATTCGGTTGTATGCCAGTGCCGCTTCTATCTCTGTATCGTAGAGTCCAATGTGAGTCTTTTTGCCATTCTGCCTTATCTGTGCCCGCCATCGACCCTTAAAGAGACATACACCCAAATACATGGACATAGACGACCGCGCCGATCTGCGATTAGCGTTGTTTTGCGCACGAGAGCATATTCGAAGATTCGCTCTTGTATTGTTCAGCCCATTCCCATCTATGTGATCTACAAAAAGTCCGGCAGGACACTGCATGATGAGCCTATGCATAGCAATGCGCTGCTGTTTTTGTGTTTCCTTGCTATAGATGTTCGCAAAGGCATACCCACACGTACCACCAATTCGCGCATAATAATGCCACTTGTATCTTGATATAAGCTCAAGATCACAGTCGTCAATTACGCAGATTTTATTTTGACTTATAGCGATGTTCATTGTAACCGATCCTTGATAGTTTGAATCTTGTCTTCAAATGGGTCTGGCGATACTATGTTAATCCCATATCTACATTGCCAATCATATTGTTGCGCCTTCAACACAGCCAACTTCACCATAAGCTCTACGCGGTCGGCTCTTATGTACTTGATACGGTTGTATGTATTCATGTCATGTCCGCCGATGGTTGCCCTGTATGGAGAGTTGTATGAGTTTGCCTCAGAGGTACTTAGATACACTTCCTTCGGCGCTTGTTCAGGTGTCATATCGCATATTCTCCAAATGATAGTATGTTGTTATTCACAATGAGTATGACTGGTTTGTTTTGCTCTTGGCAAATACTCAGAGTCATGAACGTACCCCTGCTCTTGCCGTCCCAGAACGCCATTACAACGTCAGAGTCTTGCACGATGAGAGAGTTACGATGATACGCTGCACTCTTGCCGTACTTGTCCCATTCTGGTTTGTGGATGATTGTCGGAATGCCCTGCGCTATTGCGTACTGTTCTGCGTCCGTATCGACACCTCTTGCACCTCCACTCACGAGAGTCACAATGCCGTACTTCTGAAAGAACGAGTACAAAAAGTGCTTGATGTCGTACTTGTACTCACGAGAGCCGACTACTCCGAGACGAGGCGCTTGTTCAGGTGTCATGATTGAATCCTCTCAAAGAATCTTCGCGTCAATCTCATTCCCTTGTTACCTATGAATATGTAATCATCGCTCCATCCTGTTTTAGGATGCACCCAATACATAAAGCACCATCCGTATTTGCCACGCGGCTTGTCGTTGCCGAAGTATTCGTCGTAGGATTTCGTTAACCGAACGAAAATCCATTGAAAAAACACTCTGTTTACAAATTCGAGTTTGGTCATGATAGTAGTACCTCATTGTGCTGTTTGACGTACTCTACGTTCTTAACCTCCGAGTACCTTGCACCAATCCAACGGTTTCCGCTCTCGCTTTCGTAAGCTACCACCGCATCATCCGGCACATCAGCCAGTAGTTTTATGAGTTCGATCTTGGTCATGGGTTCATTTGGTTTGAGTTCACAGTATCGTTGTTAGTAAGAAACAGCGCGAGCGTTGCATCGTCAATCTTGCGAGACACCAACTTCTTATCCGGCATGGATCGCTTAAGTTTTGCTCTGATATTCGAGAGCAATGTGTGTCTTTGAGCCTTAGTACAAGGGACAACTATTGCTTTGCCATCAGGTACGAGGAGCAATTCTCGAAATACATCCATAGTATAACTATGCGTTATGCCACCCTTAGGTGCGGGTTCATCAATAATTTGGAATTTATTCATTTGTAGTTGGTTCACCCCAAGAAATTCTATAGGCACTCTCACCTGAACTAATTGGTTCTACTTTGTACCCAAGCCCCCTTAATTTCTTAACAGTCTCATCATAGTAGATTCGGGCGTAGACTTGCGGAACAGATGATGATCGTGCTACTCGACCGATGAGATCGGTAGTGCAGGTAAACTCCTCTTGCATCTGTCTCTGTTTAAGCACAATCTCTGATTCAATATTTGCGCGGCTTAGTTCTCTGGCTTCTTCGGCTGTCAGGGGTTGTTCTTGTGTGTTTGTTGGGATAACTCGACCTGGATTCCATAGTTTCATATTAGTCTTTCGTGATTAAAAATTCAAACCTTTGTTGCATTTGCTCTAAATCGCGTATTCTGTGTGTCTTTGAATGGCAAGAATCGCAAAGGGAAACCAGAAGTGACAAGTTTTGATGTTCGGTACCTCGGGTCGTATACTCAATATGATGGACTTGAATGTTCAGCACAGAGCCGCATTCCTTACAGATGTTGTTGTCTCTTTTGAGAACCAATCTTCGAATCTTTTTCCAGTATGGGGTTTGCAGAAACTCAGAGTAATCGCGAGGGAGATTTTGAGCTAATTTTTCAAAATCATCCCTCTTTTTATTTTTCTTGCTCTTCTTCTTACTCAGGTGCTTACGGGTCGCTTGCTCGGCTCGCTGCTTCGTCAGTCTAATCCTACGTTCCAGGTCCTTATCCATGTGTATTCTCTGGTGAGCGTGAACTGAGGACACAGCGATAGAGACCCACCCTTTTGCAAGGATGGTGGTCGCCTATCTCGAAGTATTCTCCGGAGCCGCGAGTTACCTCGGACAGTCTACGTAGTCGTGCCGCTCGTAGACATGCAGAGTCCTTTGGATCTTGGCACAGATCCCCAGCTTACACTAATCTGCTTTGCGCTCGTGCTGTCCATACGCTTCCCTTGAGGACGTCGGCCATGCACAGGTGGGTCAAGGTGTCTTGCATAGTAGAAAAACAAATGCCTCTGATTCGAAGGGCGGGTGCGATAGCGGCAATCGGCAAGATTTACGCTATGTGTCTTTCGACACGTCCACCCTCCTAATCAGAGGCACTCTTAAATTGTCTTTGTACTGACCGATTGCTATTTTCGCTGGTCAAAATTATCAATTCTCCTCTATAACAGTCAAGCCTAAGTTTTCCACAGCGTTAATTGCTTTGGTGAGCCAGTCTGTTGTGGTGACACCGACAACGTCATCCTCTCGGTAGAGAAGGACTGCCTCATCGGTCGTCACAGCGACCGGCACCGGACAGACGACAAACTGATCCATCTCAAATCCCGTACAGTGCCAGTCGTCGACCGGCACCCCGGTCAAATTCTCCAACTCCTCACACACCTTCTGATTGAACTCCTTCCGGGTGATCTTGAATGGATCGTCGACCGGGTAGAAGCCGGATTCTTTGTCGAGCTTGAACGAATCTTTGACGGGACTGCCAACAAATGACGGGATTCCTAAAATTGCGGTAGCCTCTGCTTCCTTCAATGATTCAGCCTGAATATAGGTAGTCCCGCTCATCTGCCATGTGCAGGGTAGTTTGTAGGTTTTCATATTCCCTCCGGATAGTCATCGTAAGCAATATCTTGATTAACCTCAAACGATCCATCAACAAAGTTTCCTTCTGGAAGCGGAGTGTCTGGGCCTTCACACTTCTCGATTGCCTCCTCTAAAGATTCTGCTTCGATTTCGAAGATGCTTGACATCATCCAGACCGCAAACGGTTTGTAGGTTTTCATTATGCCTCCTCGCCATCAATGAACCATCTGTTGCCAGCGTAAGAATCCTTCGTGCTGCATTCTGTAATCTCAGAACAAAGCATTCTCATCGAAGTAACGACGGTTCGAGGCAAGTGCGCACTACGCTGCACCGCTATCTGGTGTCCGGCCAACTTTGCGTTGACAAGGTTTATGATTAACTGCTCTTTCACTCTTCCTCCTGTTCATAAATTCCAACAAGTCTGTAAACGTCCTGCCAGGTCTTATCACAGCTAATACAGCAGATCGGCTGGGTGCCCAAGGTTCCGTCGACGTCAACCCCACCTACGGCCTCCACATCACTGCCACAGTACGGGCACTTTGATGGATTGTCGAGGTATTTGGTCTTTTGTTCGTCTGTGAGTTTCATATCCTCTTCTCCTTAATCATTATTTCATTCGCCATACCACAGGCAAAGCCAAGAGCGAAGTAAAAGAACCCCGCGATCTGTCTATTGTCGATGGTGTCAATTGCTACACATCCAACGAACGCAACGAGTCCGAGAATTAGGAATTTCATGCTTCCTCCATACCAGCGTTAAGAATTCTGTTTTCGTCATGTGTTGACTGAACCGTGTGAGGGTAGCGTTCGGCGTGGAATTTTGTAAACTCGTTCGTACAGTGTTCCGCCTGCCACTCCATCGCCTCCAAAATATCCCTACACCCTGGGAACTGCAGCACCAAGCGTCTTGCCTCATCTGGCGGCAGACTTGTGTGGATCTTGTTGGTTCGGGTGTAGATCTCAATGGCCTTCTGTTCTCTTGCTGTCATACCTTCTCCTTAAATCTAACGTAAGACTCACTACTCATACTTGGGCCAATCGGGATACCCTTAAATTTGGCCTCTTTTCCTGGGGTAATGTCCTTTGGACTCTCACCCGATTCCACGACAAAAAACTCCCAATCGGACGTCGAAAGGAGAATTCTTTCCGGCTCGAGTCCAATTCGTCGACCCGTGTCAAGGACGTCAAGAATGCGATTTTTTACCCCTGGGCGCTGCAATTGAATATTCACACCGCCTCCCATCCACGAGACCACTGATGCTCATACTCATCCTGGCAAAGCTCCTTACCTCGGCGCAAGTAACAGGGCTTGTACTTCTCCCAATACTTCACTCCATCTCTGTAGAAGACATGGAAGGTCGGGACCATCTTCCCATCCACCCAGATGTGATTATGGGGTTCGCTAATAGCAAAGCCGGGCTTCCCACCCACTGTGCAGAAGATCGGCGGCAAACAGCCCAAATTGATGTCCCACTCTTCTTCTGTGATTTCGACGTCTACATCTAAGGCGTCGATGTTAGGTAAGGTCATAACGTCTCCTTCTGTAAGTCTAACAAGTTGCATTTCATTCCTAAATCACTCACGTAAGGCATAATGTTCTCCCACGACTCTCGCCACCAATTACCACAGAACCGGCAGCCGACGATAGGAAACAGCCCTTCTTTTGTGTTTTTAATCCTCACCAGTTCAAAAGCGTAACTTTTCCCGTTCCAATGAGAATAGTAGTCATCGGTCTTTTCCTGCAGTTTCAGGCCGTGGTAACACTTTACATTCAAAAGAAGCCCAGATTCGTGCTTCATCTGAAATGATCCGGGCTCAATCTCAAATCCAGGTTTATAGTCTTCACCATAACCCGGCAATTCAGAGGCTTTGTGCAGTCGGTAAGTAGCCTTCCCTTCGTAACCCCCTGGAAGAACATCGTTCTCCTCTGGGACAGGGATTCTCCAGAAGCAATTAATGACATCACTTGGGTCCAGTGAGCCGCGGACTTTCTCCACCTTATTTCTGTCGGTGTACCTCAGATTCCTGATGTCTTCACAACAGCCAAGATAGATCTCCGTCCGGTCGCTCTTTCTCAGTGCGTATTCGCTCATGATTTCTCCTAATTCTTTGGAATTCGACCAGTACGTTGAAATTCTTCGTAATTCTTCATGTACGACTCCTCTATGGCAATGCGCTTTTCGTACTCAGCCATAGTCTCACTTCGTACGCGATTGATGCGCAAATGGATAGAGGTAATATCGTCATCTTCCTCTATTTCGAAGTAGAAGTTCTCACCACGGGCCACATACTTTTCAAGATCAGCCAGTGTGAACATATCACCGGTCAGATCGACGCTATCAATGTAGGCTATCTTCTGAAATCTCCGATCAATCTTAATCGGATACATATACGCGCTCATGATTTCTCCACTTTGGCAAATCCAACATCTTTGTTATCAAGGTTCCGAATTGGCATTGTGTCTTCTCGGTCGAGGTTTATGTACCTCAGAGCGTAGGAAACAGCATCTCGCACATCTTCGTTAATAGTGGTCTGATCAAATCGATTCAGATCCACTTCAATCAATAGTTTCATCTCAAAACCTCCTCCAAATGTGAAGCCGACAACTTCGCCAGTGCGCGCGCCACAAACTCATCACAAGGGAAGTCTCGCTCAACCTCATAGATGAACTGAGCCACGATCTCTCGGACAGATACAGTCGTGTCTCTTCCTTCCAATTCAATTCCAACGGCCTCTTTTAGCCCTTTTTGGAGCAATTCACTCATTTGATACCTCTCAAGTGTTTGTACGAATCCAGCCAGACATGAGCCATTTCAGTTGCTTCCTCTCGTGATCGATTTTTGTTGATCCCGAATATCTTCAGCCTCCGAGCGCCTTCAAAAGCAATAGCTTGTCGAGGGTAAATCCCTACTCTATAGAGACCCTTCTGGCAGCCGAAAGGCGAATCGTCAATTTTAGGATGAGGCCGACGGCGGATCTTGTCCAGCTCTTCCTCTGTGTATATGTGCTTCATCGTTCCACGTGAAACGTTAAACAAGTCCTCTCTCTGAGAGAGCGGTGTAGTTATCGCTTGTGAGAATCAAATGATCCAAGAGCTTGATTTCGAAAAGCTTAAGTCCTTCACCAAGGCTCTTAGTAACCGCGATGTCTTCCCTTGACGGTTCTGCGTTCCCAGAGGGGTGATTGTGAACTAATACGGCGGCGCGAGCGTTCGAGAGAATCAAGAATTGCGCGATCTGCTTCGGGTCGAAGATCGAGGCGTTCAATCCGCCTTTTGAGTGCAGATACGACGCAAAGACTCTACTGGCACTATTGAGCGCGAAGATCCTCATTTCCTCATGATGATCCATACAGTGCTCAAAGTACGGCTTCGAGACCTCGTGCATATCGGCGGGGGCTCTAATCACCTTCGAGGCTTCACTTCCTCTTTTGTAGAGGATTTCAGCTTCTTTAATGTTCATTTCAGCACGGTGATAACCTCACCGAATAGGTTAGTAATAATGATTGAAGTAATCTCATGGTCAAACAGAAAAAGAGAAGCTCTTTCCAGAGCTTCGGAATAACTCTCTTTCGGCTCAACTCTTTCTCCCAGCTTCAAGAGAATCATAAATGTCCCATGTAATCAACAACTTGGATTTTCTGCGTAGCTTCGCCCAAAATCTTCCCAGAATCGTCACATTCGTACCACTTCCCATCAACGAGCGTGAAAAGCTGCCCGATGATGCTTTCGTAATACTGATGTTCGGGCGGTAGCTTCCTAAGAGCGTGAACCAGAATCATACAACCTCCATAAATGAACTTTGGAAGGCTCTTTCGTAAAAGAGCCCGCAAAACTCACCCCAAATACTGAATCTCGGCACGTATGCCATATTCGGTCAAGAATCGCTCCTGAGTATCAAGAGCGTGCTCTTCGTCAGTCATTTCGACGACGTGACCCGAAACCACTACTAAACACATAACTCCTCCGTGAATAGATCATGCCCAATATCGGGCTATCTTCTTGGCACCAAAATCAAGAAGACGACACAAACGAAAATCACAAAACCATATTCCATATCTTCCTTCTCCGATAGGTATAAAAAAAGGGGCTAAAAAGCCCCTGAAGTTGCGAAAATTGCACTATTCAATACTGTCAATTCTACCACTTAGTCCAGTAATTACAATTACTTGTGGTTTGTCAGTTATCATACGTTTGAGTGAAGCACACTCTTGTAAGAAACCTACACGTTTCTTCTGTGGTTTGTCTCGTACTTTGTGACGCGTGGGCTTATTGTGTTCCAGATCGTCTAAGAACGTAGCCAGATCGAAGCCGTCGAAATTTGCCGATAATGTCAGACTGTCAGCAATTTTGCGCGCCTTTGCTTCGCTTGTCAGAAACGACGGTTTGCCTAATCGCGTCCAGCCAGTCTGTATTTTTCGCCCAGACTCGGAGAGAACAGAGTATAACCGTACTTTTCTGTTCCCCCTGTCATATTTAGCGAATTCTACTCTAAATGTAGTCATAAAGTATCCTAATAGAACTCATTTAGGGGCTAATAGTGTGTGAAAAAATCAATTTTGACCGAAACGAAAATCAGCCAGCTCTACGCTGGCTCTTCTACTGTGTTTTGTACTGTGTTTTGTGGAAGTTGTTTTCTCATGCTTGAATATGACAAGTCCATCCCTCCAATTCGCTGAGTGTGACCAATGGACGGCTGAACCGCGATCAAGCCGTTAGCCCCAGTTAGGACAATTTCACCCGCTTGTTCTTTTCTCTTCATTTTGTGAAGGATAGAAGACAAGCAGTAATCGTTCCCAGCCAGAGCCGCTAAACTTGCTGCGTGAATGTCAACGTAAGATTTGCCAGAC